ACCCGTCTTGCCGTCCGAAAAGGATTTTCCCGGATCGCCAAGATAATCTGGAAAAACAGTGCCGGAATCCTTCACGAGGAAGGTGAGAAATGCCCCCTGCCTTTCGACGTACTGCACGATCTGGCCTTCCTTTTATCCGACGGGGAAATCCTGTGAGCATGAGAAAAGCGTCCTGCCGAAGCAAGACGCCATATGTATCTTCCGTAAGCCTGTAATCTATACTGGCTCTATTATTATTATAGACGGACACGGCGGACATGGCGGACACGGCGGACAAAATTATTTGCAGTCAGTAAAGATTCTGTCATAGGTTTTTCTCAAGCTTTCTGCTGCGCTGGGAGGATATCCAAGTTTCCTTGCAATTTTAGGCCAGGGAGGAAGTTTTCCGTGTTCAATAACTGCTTTGGCAATCCTCCGTTGCCTGCTTTCAGGTAATAGCGCTATAAAGGATTCAATCTCAAGTTTTTGCCTCAAAAGGATCTCTCGCTGTTGGGCCATATCAGGAGGGATTCCCTTGATAGAAACCGCGTGCTGGGTATAAGGGTAGTCCTCACTGGAACCGGAAACCGTATCTGTCACCGGCTCACGCATCCGTTGCTCCAGTTCCTTAATCTCCGCGCAGATATCCGGATACTGCTCTAAAAGCTCTTTCGTCAAGTTCTTTCCTCCCATTCGTCGCAAAATCCATCCGGCTCCTTGGTAGTCAAATAATTCTGGCAGATAGGCTTGTCTATGTCGCATTGGTACCAATCGCAGGAGCCGCAGCACTTGATCCCATACCTCTCCGCCAGCTCAAACCAGCTGCACACCTCCCGCCTGACCTCTTCCGGAGCGCTCCTGTGGTCGCACCTGTCCCGCATAGGGCAGCAGCTGCAGGGGCTCATGGAGCGAACTCCTTCGGCGGTTCTGGAAGTTCCATCCAATGGGTGATATCAGTGATTTTGTACTTTGCAATTTCGTCAAAATCATAGCAGTTAAATGCCTGATGCCTTGATGAAAAATGCAACACATATTGATTTACGGAATTTTGAAGCGCCAAATAATCCCCGCTTTCCTCTGGAAGCCTGTCCTTGACGCTGATCCAGTCACTCGTCGCATAGTGACCCTCCAATCTCTTTTTCAACTCTGTCCAAGCCTCATCTGTGAGAGGACGGCCACAAAATGGACAAAAGCTGATTGTTTCACCTTCCCATCCGTAATGCCGATCAAAGTAGTAAATAGCATCTTCATGCACTCTAAATTCGTGTGGCATTCCATCTTCCCATTCTAAACATCCATCCTGAATACAACGCTCACAGCTGGGCCATTTTGTATTTTCAATCACGGTCTATCTCCTTTGATTCGGCCTTGCGCTTAGCATAAAACTCCGTACGCTTAGCGTTGTACTTTTCTTTTGCCAATGCTACTTCTTCCTCAAGGCGCTTAACCTCGGCAGATATTTCCGGTTTGACTTGTTTTCTTTCTTTATAACGAAACATTTCATTTGTGAAATTGATTGCCTCGGCAAAGTCGGAAGCCAAACGCTCCACGGCCTTTTGAGCTTGCAAGGCTTTTTCCGCCTGTTTTAACTCTCTAATCTCTCCCCGACAATACCAGCGCATTTCCCGTCTGGTCTCTACGGCTTTTTCTGCACGTTCTTTCTTTTTCCGTTCTTCCCGTATTTTTCTGTCTTCGCGTTCCTCCCACTTCTGTTGTTGGATTAAGAACCTTTCCACCCATATGTCAAGATCGGTGTCGTCGGCGAAACTGCAACACGGAGGTTCTATTGGTTCATTGCCATAACATTTCCAGCCTCCCGGGCAGATTTCATTTTCAAGTAAAGGGCATCCGTCGCAACTTTCTTTCTCAGCAAAATCTTTCCAGAGCATTTATTCCGCCTCCTTTGGCTTGCGGCGGTAGGCAAGTCCAAGCGCATCCAAAACTCGTCTTGTTGTTACCCTATCGTATTCTTTTACTTCCTCGGATAACTCCGAATATGGAATCATATCAGGATGATCGGTTACTCCCTGACGTTTCTTCTCTTCCCACCAGCCATTATGTACTGCTTCACAGATTTCCTCGAACCGTTCTTCTGAAAGCGGCTCGTTCTTCTCCTTTTCTATCTGTGCTTGGTTGGATGACTCGGGGATAGAGAGCTCCTTGATTCCCATGCCGACTGCTTCTAAAAAGTTGTCAATCTTGTCACCGTCCACACACAGTTGACCGCCTAGTGAACGGAACCAATCATTCTTTAGATGATTAATCGCTTCCTGTCTAGTCATTTTGAACTCTCCTTTAATTAATTATGTTTCCTCTATAGATATTGATGGCATAGTCGCCGTACTCTCCGGCACGGCCTTTCGGTTTATAGATAGGTTTCATTTTTCACGCTTCCTTTCCAATCCCGCCGGGTGATCAGCTCCGGGGCGTCGTCATGATGTTGTAGATTGCCTGAAAGATAGGGTAGAACTGCTGGGGCACTACGGCGTTGCCTAAGCATTTAAGTCTGTCCACCCTATGGGGAATCCCATCAGCCACTCCATAAGGGCGGGATTCGAGCGTCCACCATTCCCCTGCGTCAAATTTCGGCGCTCCTCCTCTGTGATTATTCCTGCATCCCGCAGCGCCTCCATCTGCCGGAAATTCCCCGTTCCTCCGCATAACGGCGCTCCTGTCGTTGGACGCGGCCACAACAGCGATCCTTTCCCCTGCAAAGAGCGCCCCGACTTCACTAGCCTTGAAAGTGTATGCCCTCGCGGCGTAACCCGCCTGTTCGAGATTCTCAAGTATTTCGTCAAGTACAATTCGAACCAGTCCGGAAACATTCTCGCCAACGACCCAAGCAGGCCGGAGCTCCGAAACAACGCGGAGCATTTCAGGCCAGAGGTAACGGTCATCCTCCTTGCCTCTTCGCTTTCCGGCAACAGAAAAGGGCTGGCAGGGGAATCCCCCGGAAATAACGTCAACTGTCCGTATACCTGTCCGCTCATAAAAACTCTCCTTTGTCAGCGTCCTGATGTCCCGCCAGCGGGGAACCTCCGGCCAGTGCTTTTCCAGCACCTTTGTGGGGTAATCCGCCCATTCGCATTGGCCCACGGTCTTGAACCCGGCCATTTCCGCCACCAGGTCCAGCCCTCCGATTCCGGAAAACAGGCTCAAATGGGTCAGTTCTCTCATGATTCCCTCAACCCCAACAAAACGTCCGCCGAAACCCCCAGCGCCCTGCAAAGCAGCCCCAGCCTGGCCGCAGTGGGCATGACACCCCGGGCGTATTCCTGTATCGTGGTATAGGGAATCTCTGTCCTCCGGGATAATTCCGCCAAGCTCATGGCGCTGCTGTTGATGGCCTCCGCCAGCCGGCTCTTTACTTCTTGCTCATATTCCATCATAGCCGGTCCTCCCGCCGCACGTTTTCCCGCCGGCTCATACTCTCCACTTCCTCGCTAATTCTATCATCGCTCTTTCATAGGCCAGCGGGGAAATCCCCAATTCTATCAGCTTCTGTTTCTCCGCCTCGTATCTCTTCAAACGTTCTTCATAGCTCACGGTCTTTTCCTCCCATCAAATAGTTGAACCAGTTCCCGGCAGTGAGGGCATCCGCTCTTTTCCGCCGCGGTGAGTCTGTGGCTCATGGTATTTCGTATTCGGATGTTTTCCTGATATATTTCGTGAAACCGTTGTTCTTGCCGGAAATCATCCACCAGCAGTTTTTTCTCGCGCCTTGCCTGTTCCCGGCCGATGATCCTGTTTCTGAATTCCCAATGCAGAATCCGCAGGGAGAGGAACAAGAGCTGTTCCGGCTGGCTGTATCCCTCCGGCAGCCCGCAGCCCGTCATGGCCAGGCGTTCTATTTCTTCTATCCTGTGTCTCATCTTTCCTCCTGTGCGGAACCTGCGGAACGCCGCGGTACAGCTGTTCCGCGCAAAATATTCAGCGTTTCTGCGGGTTTGAGGCCTCCCGCGGAACTGCGGAACAGATTTACACGATTTCTCCTATAGGGAAAACTTTTTATTTTATGGGGAAATTTAAAAATATTTTATCTCTATAAGATGGTATGTTTTTCTGTTCCGCGTGTTCCGCAGTTCCGCAGGCCCAGTATTTATGCGGGTTTGCGGGATTTTCTTCGTTCCGCGGAGGATCCGCGTGTTCCGCATCAAAACAAGTCGTCATCGGCGGTGATTTCCCCCGTGTCCACCCGCAGGCAGACGCATTCGGTGCGCACCCCGTTGATCCGCCGGGAACAGGTCATGGCCCGGCCCCGGGTCTCGATGAGGTTTTCCTCCTTCAGATAGGACAGCAGCGCCGCCGGGGAGAAGCCGGCTTCCTCCGCCACTTGATTGAAAACTTTGCGGATGATGCACACCTGCGCCCCGCTGATGACGCCGTACACGTCGCCCTGCTCGTTGTCCTGGCGCAGCCGGTTGGCGTTCTGGGCCGCCCAATCGCAGAAATACTCGTATCCCCGCCGCCCGCTGGATACCGCCGCCCTGCTGGCCAGGAATCCGGAGATTTCCTGCACCGTGACGGCGTTCCCGTCTTGAAAGAGCCAATCGGTTGCCAGCTCGTCCGCCGTCAGGATCACCGCGGCAGCCATTGCCTGCTTTTCCGTGGTGTCGTTTTCGGAAAGCACCCGGAAATGCTTCTTGTACAGCTCTGCCGCCAGTTGGGCATTGTCCTCCTGATAGAGCTTTTCCACGAACTCCCGTCCCGCAAAACCGTAGTTCTTGCGAAGCACTCCGGCTGTAGCATGCCCGTCCTCAATGATCCTGTGGGCGGTCCGGCATTCTATCTCGATGACCCGGTTCACCGCTCCCGCGCCGCTGGAAGCCCCCGTGATGGGCGTCTCTCCGCTGGTGAGGATACAGTTCTGCCAGGTGGGCGTCTGGTCCACGCCGCCGTTCTTGTTGCCCCGGGTGCGTCCCACGCCTTCCGCCAGGGCATATACATCAAAATTGAGCTTTCCACGTCCATCCCTTGCAAGCTGCAGTTCGTCCACGATCAGCGGCAGGTGGTTCAAAAACGCCGCCAGCTTTTCCCGGCCCACCACCGTGCTGTTAAAGGTCTGGATGTACCGCCCCATCTCCGGGTTCCCCCAGACGGAGGCCGCCAGCATCAAGGCCACGGTCTTTCCCGTGCCGGATTCCCCGCCCCAGAGATGCACAAAAAAGGGCAGGGACCCGCAGGGCTTCACCAGCACGGACGCGAAGGAGGCCGCTAAAACGATCCGGGCCATCACGTTCCCCTGCCGGAGGGAAAGCGCCAGCTCCAGCCATTCCCGGCGTTTTCCAGCGCTCCGGATGCTCTCGAAGATGTGCCGGAAATTGGCGTCACCGTCGAAGATCAGGCCGTCCACATAGGGAGAAAAGCCCTCGCTTTCGATATATCCCAGCCGGGAGACGCTTTTGCGCTCCGGGATCAGGTCATAGTTCAGGTTTTCCAGGTCGGATATGTAATGCACCAGGGCCCGGCTGTTCTCACTGGTGACGGCAATGCCCATGTTGGCCAGCTCCAGAATGCTGTTGTTGGAAGCCAGCAGCTTCTTGTCCGCCACCACCTCCCGCCAGCGCCGGTCCCCCTTGCAGAAGGCCAGCTTCAGCTTCTCCACGCCGGTGTCGATGTTCACCAGCCGCTCCACCGGCAGGATGGGATGGGGGCAGGCAATCTCCTCCCCGAATTTTCCCCGGCGGGACACCCCGAAATCGTCCGCCTGCCATTCCCCCGCGTCCAGCTCCAGCTTTTGGCCGGTGAACTCCGTCACCTGGTCCACATACACCATGCGCTCGTTCTGTTTTTTCGATTCCAGATAGGTCTTGAGCATCCGCTTGAACCCGCTGGCGCCGATGCCCACCTGCTTTGCATATTCCGCCAGTTGATTGGTGGCCACCTCCCGCTCAAAGGGGTTTGAAATGGACAGTACCGCCTCATAAGGCTCCGGGGTGGAAAAGTCCTCTTTCTGATAGTCAAATTCCAAGTTTTCACCTCCAGGGATTTTCCCGGAACCAGTGCTCCAGTTCGTCCAGCCGCCCCAGGAGCTCCCCGGCACGGCCCCCGCGGGGGAGCATAAACAGCTCCTGCCGCAGGTCGATAAATTCCCGCTGGCGCTCCAGATAGGCGCTTTCAAAGGCCTGCTCCCGCTGCCTGCGGCGATAGGCGGCGTGCTGCCGGGCTCTGGCCTCCAGCCGCCGGGCGGGCCCGGCAGCCAGCCCCAAAGAAAAATCCCCGTTGAGCTTCAGGGCGGCCTCCCGGGGGCTGATGGAAAACAGCCTGCTCACAAAGTCGATGACGCTGCCGCCCTGATCGCACACATAGCACCACCAGCCCCGGCCATTATGGTAGAGCTGCAGGCTGGGGTGGCTGTCCTCATGGAATGGGCAGCGGATTTTGCGCTGCCTGTCCGGCTCAAACCCGTACCGCCGTGCCGCCTCCTCCATGGATACCAGCCGCCTCACTTCCCCGAATAGGTCCATGCTCATCCCTCCAGTTTGTTCTTCAGCCAGTAATACAGGATTCCATATAGGATGCGCCCGGTCTCAGCCGGACGGCAGAATTGCACTGTAACGTTGTATCTAGCTTGCCAGGAAAGCAGGCTGCCGTAAAGGGATTTCGGGTTGAGTCTGCTTTGATAGTTGTGGGAGAATACATCTTCCCAAGAAGCGTTCTCGATAAGCAGGAATACCTTGATGCCGTTTGCCTTGGCCCGGATGAATTCCCGTTCGAACCTCTCCCTGCCCACAGTGAAATTCCCCGCGATTTCGTCCAGATTTGCCTTCCGTTCAATCACGATTTCATCCTGCAGGGAAGTTATCCCCGGGACGCCGCCGCACCCCGGGAAAGCATTCATAGGGACAAAGGCCGTGTAATCTCCTTGATCCAGCTTGCCTCTCTCCACAGGACATTTTAGGGATTCCAGGGATTTTTTCACATGGTCCCACACCTGCTCCCTGGTATCGGCCAGTATTCCCATTTGTTTGAGAATGGCTGCCGCCTCTTTTTCAGTAAAACGCCGCTTCATGGCGTCAGAAAGGGAGGTCTTCTTCCGTCAGCTCCTCAAAGCTTCCAGAAACTGAATGGATTTTCTGGCGTTCCGGAAGGTCTCCCTCCCAGGGGGGAAGCTTGTCCTGCTTTTCTGGAGAAAGAAAATACTGCACCTTCAGGTAACCGTCTTTGTCTTCTCTTAGTTTTGCTCCGCCGACAGCTCCAATCCAAGAAAGCGTCTCATAGTTTCCTTCCTCAATCCCAAAACTGTCGAAAAGGTCCGTCAGGTTGCGGTTGAAATATTCATTCTTGACGATGTAGTGATTGATCCTGATATCCGACCCGTTGGGCTGGATCGCCACCACCAGCATAGGGTTTCCCGCCTGGCTTTCTTTTTCCTCCACACCCACAATGGATACCCGGTAATCTCCGGGTTCCGTGCGTTTCCGTTCTTCTCTTCTGTACCCGTCAAAAATGCTCATTTCTGTTCCTCCTTGGTTTCGTCTAAATAGGTGGCCTGCATATCCGCCAGATGAGTCAGCAGGGCCAGGGGGTACTCTCCGTAAGCTCCGGTCAAAGCATAGCTCCCGCCTTTTACCGCTTCGTCGAATCCGCCCATATGCCAGCGGATCGCCATCGCTTCTTCCCGTGACAGCCTCATAAACCCGCTGATGATATATACGCTCTTTTCACCATGGCCATAGGGGAGCTGGTCGTTCACCACATAAAACGGGTACTTCTCCCATTGCCCCTGCCCGTTTTTACGGTTTCGCATCTCAACGGCATAGAAGTCGGCCTTGCAAATGTCGTGCAGGAGCCCGCAGACGGCCATCGTCTCCACAGACGGTCCTTTCAAAGCTGCTTTCCCCTGGGATTCCAATCCGCAAAGCGCCCGCAGCCGCTCAAAAACATGGATGCTGTGCTCCGCCAGCCCTCCCTCATATGCCCCGTGATACCGTGTGCTGGCCGGGGCGGTGAAAAAGTCTGTCTTTTCCAGCCAGGCCAGCAATTTGTCCGCTCCCTCGCGGTGGATCTCTTTTCGATAGATCTCAATGAATTCCTCTTTTTTGGTCATAACGCTTCCCACTTTTCACAATAAAGTTTGTCCAGCCCGGTGTCTTCCAAATACCGGATAAAATCCCGGATGATTCTCTCGATGGGAACCGTTTCCCCGGGAGTATAGGATTCCACGCATACGTCTTTGCCTGTGTACACTACATAATCAAAACGTTTGGCTTCCGGTACACAGGCGAAATACATGGGGTGTTGGGGACTATCCAAATATTTTCCGACCTGATAACCCCGGCTGAATTTGATGTCAAAAATAATTCCCGCCTGCAGCCCGTCCAACCTGCCGTAGAGCAAAAACGGGATCCCGTCCACCAGGATATCCCGATAGGCCGGCACCTGGAATTGACACCCGCGCACTCTATTTCCAATGCCGCGAATACCTTCTTCCCATTCGTGACCTTGGGGCAGTTCAGCCCCCGCACAGAATTCCGTTACCATGTTCTCAAATTTGATCCCGTCCAGCATGGCCTGGTTCGGCCTGGTTTTTTCCCGGCGCAGCGTCCGCAGGAATTCCCTGTGAGCGCTTTCCGGGTCAAAGGCTTTGAATTGCCACTGCCATGCAGACAACAAGGATTGTGTCATGAGCAGCCTAGGCTTCTTCGACATACGCTTTCGCCGCCTTATCCCATTTCAAGCCCAGATCCTTTGTCCTGGCTGACAGCATAGCCCGGGCTTCCCGTTCGCTGGAAAGGGCATGCTCCAACTTTTTTAATCCCTCCGCGGCCGCTCCGGCGCTTCCGGCGTCTTCAACCCCGGCGACGATCTGTTTTACCTGTTCCATGGCAGCCTCGTATTTTGCCTGGTTCTCTGCTCCTTCCGACGCTTCCCGGACAATGTTTTCACGCGCTTTTTGGAAAAGATGTGTAATCAGGTCGTTGGGCGTGGATTCCGTCAGTTCCGGGACCTCGACCAGGCCGCTGATCCCATAGCATCCTTTCGCAAAATACTGCTCTGTCGGCGTAAATCCCAGGTAGCGCTTGTTCCCTGTGATCATCATGTAGCATCCCAGGTCGCAGGGCTGCCAAACAATGTTCCGGGCCGAACCCTCGCACATCAACCGGTATTTGGTGACATCCCCGTCCTTTTCCTCCACTGTATGAAAAATGTAGATCACATTCTTTTTCATGACCGTCCGCAATACGTTGGTGAATCTCACAAACTCTGCTTTTACCGCTCCAAATCCTTTCTGGGAGATGGCGTTGCTGCTTTTTTGCTTATTCACAGTGGAGTTGTCCCGGATAGCCCAGTCTTGCAAGTAAGTAATGAAGGCTCCTCCTGTGTCGATCACGATAGTTTTGGCGTCCTTCACCAACTGGGAGGTCTCAATATCGTCTCGGATTTCCTCATAGGTCTTTCCCATGATAGTCGGCTTACGGTGCCTTGCTTTGACACGGCTCACACCTTCGTCAAAATCCACCAGCACCGGATCCGGCGCTGACAGCGCCAGCGTTGTCTTGCCAATACCAGGCGATCCGCTGATAATCATGGAAAAATTTTTGCCTTGAAAATCCATTTCATTGGGCATATATACCGCCATTATTAATCCTCCTATGCCGCCCCGTCCCGGCTCTCTATGTAGTCCGCAAACTCGCTCTTGCTGCTGTGAATGTACTCCGACACAATTCCGGATTTCTCGTTCTGCTTCTGGGGGAACGGCGTCTCATACTCATGGCAAAAGGCCTCCATAGCGATCCGCCCCTGCTCCTCCGGCGGCAGGTTCTGAAACCAGAATTCCAGCGCAAACCGCCGCTGCTCCTCCCTGCTCCGGTTGATAAAGCTCCAGTACCGGCCCCGGCAGGCCTCCCGGTAGTACTCCGTCCGGCATTCCAGGCACAGCAGCTGCCCGTCCACTTCCTTCAGCCCCCGGTGCCACCCGCAACGCTCACACCTTGCCCCTTCCTCCGGCAGCTCCGGCGCCTCCGGATAGCTCCCCGCTCCCAGTCCCCGGGTCTCTATCGTGTTCACCATTTGACAAACACTTCCTTTCTCATATTACTCTCTGGGCAGGGTGAAAGAATCTTAAGTAACCCGGCCCAGTATATAGTTGAGCCCGTTTTCTTTCTCTACCACGCGGAATACAATCCACTTTCCTGTTTTGAGCTTTTCTACCAATTCGGATATTTCCATGGTTTCATAAACCTCTTTTACTTCTCGTAAGATTGCTTTCATTGACTTTTTTCCTCTTTTCTGCTATATTCTATTTAGGTTATTTTTTGTGCGCCGCTTTTCCGATGCCAGTCGGAGAGCGGCTTTTCTTATTGCTCCGGGTTGTGCAGATAGTCCACCGCCCCCTCCCGCCTTTTCGGCTCCGGCAGCGCCCTGCGCTCCCTCTTGCGGGGCCTGTCCATCAGGTACCCCATCGCTCCCAGCACCAGGCTGGTCAGGCCCAGCGTTCCTAATATGTAAATCATGATAGGTCCCCTCCCAGTTCTCTATCCGCTGCTTTTTCCAGGAACAGCTGCTGCTCCAACGAATCGATGTCCACCAGTTTTTTTCTTCCCACCTGGAAATAAGGCAGAACTCCCGTCAATACGCTTTTCCGTATCAGGTCGTATGTAACCGCCGTTTTCGGATCCTGCTTTTTCAGTTCAAACGCCGCGTGCTTCATATCTCGTAACCGCATTCTTTCACCACCTTTCTCCCATCATTTCCTTTCTTCACGCTCCGGCCCTACCTACAATAGGCATTCATCTTGCTTTCTGTTTTGTAGCTGTACCAATTGTCTTTTGTTCCCGCCCCATCTGTTTTACCTCCCTTCTCCCCCTCCTTTCTCACTCCGCCGGGTCATATAGTCCGAGTAAAGTAATCACTCGCCATATGTTTAAGAAGGTTATAGATATCCACAAAATGTTGTAAACCACCTCTTTAAATTCTCGTATTTAACACCATATATAGTGTTGACGTTTCCTTCCCATAAAGATATAATAATTCCGTAGAAGGGAGGTGAACGAATGAATAAGAGACAAACGAGTCCTAGAGCTGCATCTGCTGCATCAAAGGTATTGCGTGATGGCCGCACAAGTAAAGCCAGTAAAACCGCAGCCGGTAGTGCTTTGTCACAGACACGCAGTAGCAAGAAAAAGTAAATCGTTCTACCAACTGGGCCGGATGTTGCAGCATCCGGTTCAATTTTTTGCTTTGTCACTGGTAGCAAAAAGATCTTTTACCTCCACATCGGGGAAAAAATGCTGTTGAATTATTTGTACTTCCGGCCAGGTAAATTGAACCTTGCCTAATAATCGGTTAGTCAGCGATTTGCTGCACACCCCTATGCTGTCAGCTATCGTTTTCTTTTTAATTCCGCGTTTTGCAATTTCCCCTATCAAAACTGGATAAGTTACCATTTCATTTCACCTCCTTCTTAAGCCGGCTTGTCGTGCGGGGCGGGTGGGCAATTTTTTTGGTCGTGCAGGGTTTGGCTGGCAAGCAGTAGTTGAATGGAATGGTCTACTATCACCTGATTCTGATGATCCAACTTGCACAGATCCTCTGCCATTTCTCTGGCTTCCCTCTTTTTCTTTGGTTGTAACATGGCGTCACCTCAAATCTTATGCTATTTGGGAAATGTCATTTGAAACTTGCAGATCACTTATAGATTTTTCAAGTTCCATTATTTCCTTTTTCAAAATGTCTTCGCTTAATTGTAGACGAGATAACTGGGATTCCTTTTTGAAAAGTTTGCATTGGTATTGTTTGATTTGTCGGCTTATTACAGAATTAATCTTAGGTGGATTGTTTGATTTTAAATACGCACGTTTAATGGAATCGTCCACACATTGGCGGGAAACGCCGTACATATCTGCAATTTCCTGCAAAGTGTACCCCTCTATCCTTAAATTTAAGTATTTCTGCTGTGTAGGTGTCAGCCGAGTTTGATCAATCTGCAGTAAGGAATCTCTCAATTCAGCAAATCGGTCTACTCTTTTTGCTTCGCTTTTCAAATGAATTTTACAGTCGTGGCAAATTACGTCTTTTGAAAGAGTAGGTTCACCACAATATTGGCAGGGAGCGGCTTTCGAATAAGGATTAATCAAACCTGTTCTATAAGCGTGCTGTACATTTTCCTTTGCTGTACACCACTCTAAATTCGTCACATCATTGTTAGAAGGATTGCCGTCAAGATGATTTACCATAGGCAAGTTGTAGGGATTCGGGATGAACGCCTCCGCAACGAGTCTATGGACATAAAAATGTTTTTGCTTTCCAGATACAAAAGCTGTTACACAAAGGTATTTTCCGTCCTTGCCAGTTTTAATTTGCTTTGCCAGTTCCTTGTGGGAACCCTTCATTCTGTAGACTTCTCCAGAATCCGTTACTTCAAATAAGCCTTTATGAACCATACGTGAGCTCAAGGTTTCTCCTCCTTTTGTTTTCATTGCCCACATTATAAGTGATTTTGAAAACAAAGTCAATAGGGTTTGAGTAAAAAAAGTTGGCAAAGAAAACATCAAATTTTTGTTTTCAACGTGTTGACATTGAAAACAGACCTGTTATAATTAAGCAAGATGGAGGTGAAAATGTTGAGTAACAGCCTATCTAAACGATTAGTTAAGATTCGAGAAACACTTAAAATAAGCCAAGATGAATTAGGCACCAAGATAGGAATTTCAAGATTTTCTGTTTCGAACTATGAATCAGGTAAAAGAAATATAACCGAGCGTGTAATTAAAGATATTTGCCGCGAGTTCGACGTAAACGAAGAATGGCTCCGCACCGGCGAAGGAGAGATGTTCGTTGAACTGCCGGAGGGAACCGAATTGGGGAAATATATTGCTGATGTAATTGGTGGAGAGGACGATTTTATTAAAAACATTATCATCTCCTATATGAAGCTTGATGAAAAAAACAAAAAAATAATCCGAGACTTCGTAAAAAGTCTCGGATGCGAGGGTAAGGCATAAGAATTATCTGCCTGCAAGCCGTTTGATGATGCTATAGATTTCCAGCAAAATCTTTCGATTTTGTATGTAGTCCAACAAGTGAATGATTTTTTCTTTACATTCTTCACTGCTCATAACGGCACCCTCCAAACGCCAACCAGTTTTTTGTAAGCTCATTATAGAACATCTGTTCGCAATATGCAAGCACAAAGTAAAGATATTCTGTAATGAAAAATGTGGAATTAAAGTGAGATTGCGTATTTTTCCTTTATTTACATGTTAATACGATACAAATCATAAATCAAATGAAATATATTCACACTAAACCATTCGCGGTCAAAAATCGACCGTTCGAGGACACTTACAAAAATTACCAGTGCTGCAAATTCACGGTACTTGTTTTTGATACCGTGGAAACAATTATGAAAGAGGGCTTGAGGTAATGAAAAAGAAAATTTTGGCAATGCTGCTGTCCGTAGCCCTGTTGGCCGGCGCGATTCCGGTCACAGCCTCCGCCGCCTCTGTGGAGCAGTTTTCCGACGTCAAAGCGAGGGACTGGTTCTACGACGCGGTGGAGTACGCCGTCTCAAACGGACTGTTTCACGGCACCGGCGAAACCACCTTCAGCCCGGAGCAGTCCATGACCCGCGGCATGTTCGTCACTGTGTTGGGGCGGAAATCCAACGTGGAGCAAAGCCTGTATACGGAGCAGCAATTCGAGGACGTGAAGGCAGGGCAGTACTATGCCCCCTACGTCAATTGGGCCGCCAGCAACGGAATCGTCAATGGTACGGGAGCGGGGAAATTCAGCCCGGACGCCCCCATCACCCGGGAGCAGATCGCAAAAATATTGTACGGCTATGCCCAGAAAACGGGAAACGATACCACCTTCCGTTCAGACCGCTTCAACCAATTCTTCGACAAAAGCAATGCGTCCAATTATGCTGTCGAAAGCCTGGAATGGGCGACCACCCATATGATTATAAACGGGACGGACGATGGATATCTGATCCCGAAATTAGAGGCGACCCGGGCGCAGGTGGCGCAAATCCTGTATTGCGCCGATAGAATCCTTGTGAATACCGAAATCACGGATGATCCAAAGCCCACGGACGAGCTCCTCACCTTGAGGGACGAAGCCGGAAACGCCACCCTGTCCATCCCGATTCCCGCGACCTGGAAAGACCGGTATACCGCCACCGGGCGCAGCGACGGCCTGGGGGCCACCTTCTATTCCACCAATAACCTCTATACCGGCCACGGCGGCATGCTGTTCCAGCTCAGCGCATATGCCGGCCGTGAGGAGTATATCCATATTCCCTCCACCCATTTTCTAACCCAGGTCACCGTGGATGGAGTCAACTATCACATCGTGTGGCGTGAGCCCACCGATTACCAGTACGACATGGAATACCAGCAGGAATACCTGCAGATGCAGGCGGATATCCCGCGTATGATCGAAGGAATTGAGTTTTTCGTCCCCATCGCCTCGGAGCAGCCGGAGCCCGGCGCCGCGGTGTATTGGGTCGTAAACGGCGCGGTTTACCATTCCACAGACCAGTGCCCCTCCCTCTCCCGTTCCAAAAACATCCAAAGCGGAACGGTGGAAGAAGCCGCTGCGGCTGGGAAAACCAGAGCGTGCCCCAATTGCCATTAAATTGAAATAAAAAAACCGCCCGCTCCGTCTAGCACACGGAACGAGCGGCCACCACCGGACGGGCCGGAGGTACAGAATCAACTGCATTGATATTGTACCCTATCCCGTCCCCAAAATCAAGAGGGCGGGATTTTTGCGCCCAGAAACAGGAGGCAGGACATGGCAAACATCACAAAACGCGGAGCGTCCTACCGGATCCGCTGCTCCTGCGGGTACGGGCCAAACGGGAATCAGGTCATGAAATCCATGACCTGGACCCCGGATCCCAAGATGACAGCGAAACAGATTGAAAAAGAGCTGAACCGTCAGGCCGTTCTGTTCGAAGAAAAATGCCGGAACGGCCTTGCAAACGGAAACACAAAATTCCAGGATTTTGCAGAGCAGTGGTTTGAAGAATACGCGAGGTCTCATTTGAAAACAAAAACCCTGGAAGAGGCCAAAGCGCTGACAAAACGGGTATATCCGGCTCTGGGCCATATCAAAATCGGGAAGCTCAGGCCCGAGCATTTCCGGAATTTTTATAACAGTCTGGGGCAGCCCGGGCAAAATAAGCGGACAAAGGAGGGACTGTCCGCAAAGACCATTTGGAACTATCATGCTTTTTGCTCGAGCATTTTAGGGTATGCCGTAAAAAATGAGATCCTTTTGCGCAACCCCTGCGCCGCAGCCGCGCCGAAAAAGCCGGCCAGTGAGATCAATTGCCTGGATGACGTGGCGGCCAGAAAGTTTCTCGACGCGCTGGAGAAGGAGCCCGTACAGGATAGAGCCTTTTTTACCCTGGCTCTTTTGACTGGCTACCGGCGCGGAGAGATGCTGGGCCTGGAATGGCCGGATGTAGATTTTGAAAACGCGGTGATAACCGTGCGCAGAACCTCTCAATACCAGTCTAAGGTCGGCATATACACCGATACGCCAAAGACAAAACGATCGCAGCGCAGCACCAAAGTTTCGGCAGCGCTGATGGATCTGTTGAGGGAGCTGAAGGTAGCCCAGGCCACAAAGCGGCTGCAGATGGGAGACCTCTGGAACCCGGAATGGGAGCGGCATCCCCGGTTGTTCACAACAGAATACGGATTTCCTCTGCACCCTGGCATACCGGGGAAGCATATGTCCGGCATCCTGGAAAGAAACGGTCTGCCCCGAGTCACATTGCATTCACTCCGGCACACCAATGCCACCCTGCTGATTTCCGGCGGAGTGGATGTCCGCACGGTGTCCGGACGCCTGGGGCATAGCCAGGCCAGTACCACCATGAATATTTACGCAGAAACGATTCAAAGCGCCGAAGCGGCAGCAGCAGATGTCCTCGATAACATCCTGCTCAAAAAGGCCTGAAGCCCCGTCATCCAACCAATTTTCTGGTCATTGTTTGGTCATTATCTGTCCAAAACCAAAGCAAATCCACCTTTGCTATTTCTCATTGGCCCCTTGTTTTATCCGCGCCATTCCTAACTTTTTATCATCCCATAAAACCCCCGAAAATTCAATTTTTGAAATTCAAATCCTGTCACCTCGACCACACTCAGCCCTTCAAATTTGGCTTTATTGCTGGATTTGTAGGGCTTGTTTTTTCGTCTTAACCTTCGTTTGGTCATTGTTTGGACATCACATCAACCAAAAAAAGCCCCCGGCCTCTGGAACAAACCAGGAAGCCGGGGGCTCTCACTATGCCCAGGAGAGGGTACGCCCGGGCAGTCTTATTCTGCATCTGCGGGAGCAGGCTCCTCCGCCAGCATTTTAATCAACCTGACGGCGCTGTACCGGATGTTGAGAATCCTCACGCCGTTTACGGGAGCCTCTTCGCCCTCCAGGGTCCCCCGGTCGATCAAAGCCTGTACATAGGGCCTGCCCCAGGCCGGTACGTCGTCAATGGTGCGGTAAATGGGGTCCTCCGCCTCCAGAGCGCGTTTTACAAGAACCGCCGCCTTCGCGTCACTGTGCCGCAGCTCCAGGTCTCCCGCCGTGCCGCCGCGGATGACGCCCTTGTCCATCAGCTCCTGGATGTCCTTTCTCCAGTAGTCGGGCACTTCGCTGACCTTATGGTAGGTGGGGTTAGCGTAGCCGATTTCCTCCCGTGCGATCTTCCTTGCCTCTGCTTCCGTCAAATCCGGTTCCTCCTTTTCCGTGTTCAGCCCAGGCAGATCCGCCGCAAGATACGGAACCGGGTCAATCCTGACGTCGTTTTTATTTCTTACTTCAAAATGCAAGTGGTTTCCATAGCTGTTCCCGCTGTTGCCCATGTTGCCGATCTGCCGGCCCTTTTCCACCTGCTGCCCATCAGATACCTTCACCCCGCTCAAATGGGCGTACAGGGTAAAATAGCCATTAGGATGTTTGATCTTAACGCAATTGCCATAAGAAGCGTTCCCACTGGAGCCCTGGTCGTTCCCATAGCCAGTCTGGCAAAACACCACCGTGCCGCCGCTGTGGGCAATGACGGGCGTTTCCGGGTCGGTTTTCCAGCCCAGGTCAACGCCGCCATGTCCGTTGCCAAACCCTTGGGTGATGGCGTTTTCCTGGGAAGAAAACACCCTGCTTTTCGTGCTCACAGGTTTCCCTCCTTTCGTGAGAGACGGGTAATCCTTGTAGGCATAATTGCCGTCAAACGCTTTCCCTCCGATCACCAGGTTGTCCGTAAACTGCCAAATACCGTAGGGCTTCCCGTAGCCGCAGGAGGTATCCCAGTCCGCCACCCACTTGTCGTATTTGTCCAGAACAGGACTGCCGAGCTTTCCCCGCAGCCAGGACAGAAAGGAATAGATTCCCACATATAGTCCCGCCGCCTCCATCGCCCTGCAGTAGGTATCGCAGATCACCGCCAGATCGCACCCGGCCTGCTGAGAGTCCTCCACGTCATACCAGACGCCGTAGGCGGGCTTTCTGCCGTTCAAAACCCGTAGGGTATGGGCGGCTTCGCTTTTGGCCATGTCCGCGTTTTTCGCATAGGAGTAGAGATAGGCGCCCCAAGGCATGCCCGCCGTGTCGGCTTTTCTGACGTTCTCTGCAAAGCACGCGTCATCCTGGAAGGGATAATCGCTCCCGTACCCGCAGCGGATCAGGACAAATTGGATTCCCGCGGCCTTGAGCGCCTGAAAATCCACACTGCCGTTCATTTCGGAGACGTCCACGCCTTTTATCGCCATCACAAGTCCCCGCCCTTCGTGAGCTGTTTCCCAATCTGGTTGGCGCCGGTGGCAGCCAGCCCGGAGACGATGCCCACGGCCGCGGCGGTTAGAAAATCATTGGCCGGGAAGTCAGGCATAAAGAGCATGCCTACGACCCCCAGAATCCCGCCTAAAAGCCCGCAGACAATGGGGATGAGTCCGTTGTTGTCAAAGGGCGTGGCCTTCACCACCACCCCCGCCAGATAGCAGATCACCGTAATCGCCGCCACGCTTCCAATTCCCGTCAGTTCCATTCAAGTTCCCCCTTTGATATGTTCCAGTTCCGAATTGACATCATCCAGCCTGTGATGCGCCGACTTGATGGCATTCTCCGCCACCGCCATGCGCTCCACCACCTGGTTATGCTTTTCCACTTTCTTTTCCAACTGCTCCAGCCGGAAATTGGTCATCCTCGCGCTGCCGAATATTCCCAGCAGGGAACCGATAAACGTCCCCGCCAGGGACAGCAGCGCCACAACTACAGTGCTGTCCGTAACATCACTTCCTTTCTGCTCAGGCTTCAGGGAGAAGCCTGCTTCGGCCGCCGCTCAGTTCGACCCGCCGGCATGTGTTCCTCCGTTTATTTTATTCTCCATCCCCCCATACCCATATGCCTTCACATACAGGGACACAGGCTTAGAGGAGTCGGCGCAGGAGATCACAATATTCCTGCTGGAAAGAGACAATGTGGATCGAGACAGATTGACAACGCCCTTGCTGGAGTCGCTTCCTGTCAGAATCAGCTGTGCACTTTCCCCTTTGTCTATTCCGGGGATAATAAAGTAAGGCACGAATTGCTGATAGTCCTGAAGGATCAGATACCCTCCTGTGGCTGCCAGTGAATTAGCCGCCACACTTACCGTCGTGGCCCCCGCCGATGTCTCATCCAGCCTTTCCGGCAGAAAGCCCACATATTCCTCTCCAGGAACCAGCAGCCCCGTTTCCATCTTCACCATCACCGGATTAAACACAGCCATCACATCACCTCCCAAATCAGCGCCTGATAGGTAAGGTCGGCCGCCGGGAGGGAAGAGCAGGTAAAGGTCAGGCTGTCCGGCGCTTGGGCCGTGCAGCGCACCCCGGCCTGGCCCGCCTCCTCCCAGCTGTCCGGAGCTGGGCAGGGGAACACCGCGTTGTCCGCCGTGACCCCCTGCGCCGCCACCGTCTGTACGCCGTCCGTCCACCCGGACGCAGCCAGCGTCACGGTAACGCAGAGGGCCTTTTGCGCCTTCTTGTCCCAGCCTTCTGTTTTCTGCGCCAGAGGGACCCCCTGGGCGTCGTACACCGCCGCCGCAGAGGTCACCGGGTACAAATTTTCTCCCGCCGCCGTCTTCAGCGGCTTGATGATAGCCATAAAACCACTCCTATCTTATCAGCGGGCTGCCGCCCAAATACAGTTGCGAGAATTTTTTCCCGCCCAGGTAGCCTGAGAGGACGGCCCTGCCTCCCAGAACCCCCCGGAGGCGCTTCTTATCCAGCGCCTCCGGGGGCAACAGGTTGTCAAACAGCAGCCCGTCCTCCGTGCGGAGGTATTCCGTCTCCCCGTCCAGGGAAAGCAGGGCGTAGGAGGTGAAACCCTCCGTGACGAACTGGATTTCGAAGAACTCCAGAAAGCCGTTCAAGCCCTCCAAAACCGTCCGTGTGTCCTCTGGAAGAAGATAGGCCAAATCCATTCCCGGCTTTTTAGCGACGCAACCGGACAGCTCCGGATAAAACGTCTCGCCGAGATATGCCAGCAGCTCCTCCGCGAGGCTGTCACTGTTGGGGAGGGAGTCCCAGTCGGAACTGAGGACAAAATTTCTCAGCTGAGTCAGAAATTTCCAGCTCAGCTTGATTTCCTCCCAGTCCGGAAGAGAAGTGTTCGTGAAGAAATCCAGGAGCTCCGTCTTGGCGGCGGACGTGCCTCCGCCTGTGTTGCCTCCGCCTCCGGGCATGCCTATCCCTCCCCCACAATCAGATACAGCGTCTCCGGGTCCTTGACAGCTATGGCGTCATACTGCGCCTGAGAGCCGCTCCAGATGGCCTTAACCGTGGCGGACCAGGGATATTCCTCCGCCGAACGTCCCCCCAGCCTGTCGGCATTCAGCGCGGCATCCTCTATGGGCAGGGCGTCCCCCTCCGCGTAAACCAAAGCGTCCGGCAGCTGGTTCACCGGCACCTTTCCCTGTATCAGGTCTGGTTTTCCTTCCAGCCCCGCGGTATGGGCATCCGCCAGCTCCTTCAGTTCGGCAAGGTTGACGGTCACTGGATCAGTACCGTCAGGATTCCTGCTCACTTCCAGCCCTCCCGCCGTCATCTTAACGGGGCTGGCGTCCGGCAGTACAGTCAGTTTTTGTCCCTGTCCAGAAAAGACCTGCAGCTCGGATATCTTGCTTTCGGATTCCTCCACCCGCAGCCCGTAGCCTTCGGGCAGATAGAGCTTTTGGAAGGCAAATTGAGCGGGGCTCGCCTCCGAGGTGATCCCCAGCGGGACCGTGGTGTCCGTGGTGCTCAGCGTCACCTTGACGTAGGCGCAGTGGGAGGGCACCACAACGCTGCCGTCGTCGCTGACGTTCTTGTAGGAATAAGATTTCCCGTCGCTGAGATACCAGTCCAAGATGGGCGTTTTCCCGCCGTCATAGCAAAAGAGCACGTTCGTCAGTTTCTGACCGTTGTCCACGCTGACCTTCCTGCCCGGGTTCACTGGGATAAAGTCCGCCGTGCGCACCTTGGAGGAGCTTGCTTCCGGTTCTCCCGTGTCACGATTGATTCCCCCGGCTTCCAGTGCAGGAGAGGAGGTGCTTTCCGGATTTCCTCCCAGCGGATGATTGTCCGGATCCGACACTGCTTGCAGCAGCGCCAGAGCGGGGGTGCGCTTTACAGCCCCGTCCTGCCTGGCGTACAGCTCCGTCTCCACTGTGAGCAAGCCTGCCTCCGGCGCGTCTCCCGCCCATTGGCCCGCTTCTCCCCTGTCTCCTTTCGGCCCCTGGATCCCAGGATCCCCCTTGTCTCCTTTTAGGCCTTGCGCTCCCGTAGAGCCGGTCTCTCCCTTAGGCCCTTGAGGCCCCGCAGGGCCAACCACCAGCCCAAGATCCACTGTCCTCAAAGCCATAACGCCCTCCTTATTCGTAGGTGGCAATCAGATGTCCGTTGTCGTCGATAGCCAGGGAAGGGGTCTTGCCATCCGCTCCCGCTGCGCCGGGGGTGCCTGTGTCTCCTTTTTCTCCCTTGGCTCCGGTCAGTCCGGTGTCTCCTTTGGGCCCTTGAGCTCCCGCAGCGCCGGTGTCGCCTTTTGCTCCCGTATCGCCTTTGGGGCCTTTCAGGGTGCCGCGTTTCGTCCATCCGCTGTCCGTCTTTTCGTAAATGTCCCCGGCAACTGTGTCCAGCGCCCAATCTCCCACGATTCCCAAGGATGCTCCAGGGGCAGCGGTTACATTGTGCATTTGACTGCCGACGATTTTTCCAAGATCTATTGTCTGTGCCATACCATTTCCTCCATATTCATTTCAAGGTCATTCGTAACTCACCAGCAGATGACCCGCCGAATCGATGGAAAACACCGGCGTCCTTCCATCCGCTCCCGTTTTTCCGGGAGGCCCCTCCGCATTTCCGCAGTCAATTGTCTCCCCACTTGCCATCGTCAGAACAAGGTGACCATCCTCCCGGACTGCCGCACTCAGAATCGTTTTTCCTTCGGCGCTCTGGTCCTGCAGCAGCCGAACCGCCTTGATGTTGTTGAGAATTGCCGTGAACAGCGGATTGAATGTTCTAGACGCAGAGGCAGGATCTGAATCCAGAAGGGCAGGGATTTTCTCCGTGTATTCCGGAAAATCCGCAAGCTGATAATCTTTCCGTTTCATGAATATCCCCTTTCCATAAAAATTCACCTATTTTTTACACTCGCTGTCCCCCCTGCGCCATCGACATATTCGTGCCCTGAAAGGTCATACACCACCGGCCCCCTCCGGGTTCTCCGGCTGTCTCTCCAAAGTGACAGTCAGGTTTTTCTTCCCGTCCACCAAGAGCCGCTGGGCTATATCAGTGATGCTGGTGTACCCTGTGTAAACAGCGCATTCCTCACCCCCGCAGGAAACGGTCAAGGTTTCCAAAGCCCCGGGGGCCTCCAGCAGTTCCCTGTAACTGTCCAGCCCATTCTGGGATCCGCTGTCCTCAATGGACAGCCTCCAGGGACTGGCACTGAACAAATTCGCCAAATTATAGCTCTCCTGCACCGAGGTGGCCGCAAAGGACGTACCATTTTTCAAAGTGACAGTAAACATTAAACTTCCTCCAATTCTTTCAGCATGTTCCATTCTGTTTCGTCGATAATTTCAAGCGCCCAGTCTTTCGGAATATAAATTTTGTGCCGCTTCCGGGAATCCTCCGCCCGGTATATTCGGTTCCAGTGGTAGGCGTTTGCCAGAGCCCTGGCTTTGTGCATCACACAAATAAAAGTAGCACGCCTGTCCGGCGTGCCGAAAATCTGGTAATTATAGGCCGAGCACCAGGAGCAGCCCTCCGCAATGGGGCAGGAAAAGCATTCGTCGGTGCTCTGGGTGCGCCGGTCGATACACTGTAAACAGTGGGCGCAGTTTTTGTGTTCCTCCGAACGCAGAATCCCCGTGTCCACATGCCCAACGGTAAGGGGCTTAATCCCCTCTCCCAGGGAATTTGGCATGTACCTGATACAAGGGTAAATGTTCCCGGTGTAGTCCACGGAAATCATGTCCCCGGTGCCCCCGCACCAATTTTGTAAATCTTTGGGATCCTTCGGGTGGAAAAAGTTTTCCTCAAACATGGAAATGTAAGCTTCCTTTTCCAGCCCATGTTCCAACACATACTCCGAAAGGTGCTTGAGCTGTCCATAGAGGATGCGGGCGTGGGAAAGTTCCCAGCCTTCTTCGTAGACGCAGTTTAAATTGATCTCCCGGTATCCGTTTTCCAGCAGGGACTTCACCGCCTCAAAGCTGTGCTCCACGTTTTGGGGGCAGAGGGTCATTTTGGAGCCCATCGTCCCGCCCAGCACGTCCACAAAATGCCGCACGCCCTTCATGGCCAGGTCGTAGCTGCCCCGGCCGTCAGGAAATACCCGGCAAGCGTCATGGAGTTCCTTGTTGCCGTCGATAGAAATAGAAAAGGAGAGATGGGACATATGCTTTTTCAGATATTCCTGTACTTTTGGTTGGAAATAATGAGTCCCGTTGGAACAAATGGAGATACAAAATCGTGTAGCCCAGGGATGCTGCAGCCGGATCAATTCCCCGATGAAGTAATCGGTAATCTGGTCAATGAGTTCGATTTCCAACAGCGGCTCCCCGCCGATGAACTCAATGATAACCCCTGGGGAAAGTTCCGGATTGATGTACTCGTTGTCCGAGAGGATTAGGTCAATGAATTTTTTTGCCGTTTCAAATCGCATCACGTGATTTGCTTTCACACCCTGGTAGCAGTAGGTACACCGCAGAGAACAGGCGTCCGTCACGGCAAAGGTCACGGTGCGGGTGAGGACGCCCCGTTTGGAGACGCCTCCTCCAGACGACTGGTTGACAGGAAACAGCCGGGCAAGCCTGTCCTGGAACTGCTCCGTCCGGCGGGTCATGCCCCTTCCCCCTGGGACAGCGCCACCTCTCCGGTCTGGTAGTCCAGCGTCCAGTTTAAAAGCCCTTCCTTTGCCCGGGGCAGCACAAATTTCTGCTCGAATTCCTTTTTCGCCGCCTCGAACTGCACAAAGAACTCCCGGTACTCGTCGTGGTACTTCCGGAAGCTCTCCCCGGTGATGTCCGCCCCCTGGCGCAGCATGGCCTCAATCAAAGCCCGCCTTGCCTCCACCTCAAACCCCAGGCTTTCGATGTAGTCGATCAGTTCTCTTTCCTTCACCATAAACGTCTTCATGTTGCATGTCCTCTTTCTGTTATATTTTGTATAGGTCAAAACGGTTTTTAAAATAAAAACAGCAGGGGAGAAGCCTCCTCTGCTTGCAAACCCTTATGTGCTGGTAGCTGAACCGTAGCACTGGGCCGCGCAGGTCCCCGTGCAGGTGGCCGTGCAGGCGGTGGAGCAGGAGGCCTTGCACTGTCCGGAGCACCCGGAAGAACATCCGGAGCATCCGGAACAGCCCCCGCAGCCCGAACAGCCCGAGCAGCCCCCACAGCTGGCGGAACACCCTCCGGAGCAACTTCCCCCGCAGCCGCTGCAGGTGTTGGAACAACCAGAGCAGCCGCTGCCGCAGCCTCCAGAGCAAGAACCCCCGCACCCGGAGCAGCCTCCGCAGCCCTTGCACCCGGCGCTGCAACCTGTGTTGCAGTCCCCGCTGCAGCCTCCGCAGCCGGTACAGCCCACGCAGCCCACATGACAGCCTGTGCAGCTGCCCAGACAGGCTGTGGTGCATCCACCGCCGCAGCCGTTGCTGCAGCCCTTACAACCCGTGCAGCTTCCCGTGCAGCCACTGCAGGCGTTGGTGCACCCGCTACTGCAGGAGGCACATCCGGAGGAGCACCCGGAACAGCCATTACAGCCTGTACATCCGGAACTGCAGTAACTGCCGCAGCTTGCAGAGCAGCCTCCGCAGCCGCTGCTTCCACTGGATCCTCTGCACCCGCTGCAGGTGCTGGTGCAGGTGGCGGCGCAAAGCCCCGAGCAGGCCCCCCGGCAGGAGCTGGAGGAGGCCGTCATGCCTTCCGTGCCATAGTTCGCAACCTTGTCCAACAAGGCCCCGTCAAAGGCGGCAGGGATGGGGTCCCCCGCACCGGAAGGCGTTTCTCCCCCCGGCGTAATCCCCTCCACCAGCAAAAGGCCGGGAATGTCCGCAACCTCCAACAGGGGATTAATCACCTTTTTCCCGTGCTCCGCCAGCACCCGGCCCCCGGATTCCGGCTGGATCGTAAACTCCCAGTCCGCCCCGGAAAAGGAAGCGAGGCTCCCGTTTCCGGAGCGCCTTGCCATCTCCGTTTTCACCGCTTGCTTCAATTCCGCGATCTGTTGTATTGTCAGCATTTTCTCACCCCCAGACCGCGTTCACGGCAATCCAATCCGTTCCGTTATAAAACTTCAAAATGTTCCCATTCCCTGTGTCAATCCACCCGAGCTTCACATTCTCCGGCGCTGCTTCCTGCGCAACTAGCCCACCTTGGGCATTGAGGTATGTATCCGGCACCTTCCCGTCCGCCCCCAGGGGGGCCACGCCGTTCGCCTCGCCTTTTTCTCCCCTGCCGATGTAATCCATGTCCGGCAGCTGCGCCTCCGGCACTTTCCCGTTTACAAGGTCCGCCTTGTATAGATGATTTGCATGGATATTGTCCACCAGCTTCTGGAACAGCGGGTTGAATACCTCCTCCGCGTTGCCGGGATCGCTGTTCTGCAGCCTGCGGATTTGTACCGTATATTCCGGCGATTGCGCCGGGTTGTAATAACTCTCTGGCATCCTTCCGTTCCCCCTGTTCCTATAGCTTGCAGTCAAAGACGAATTCAAACTCTTCGTCTTCCTCTTTGAACTTCGGCAAGGTGTTCCTCAGCATATAGAGGGCGCCGTCCCCGGACACCAGCGCCATTTCATTCAGGCCCATGCCGGCCAGTTCTCCCTCCGGGACCACGATGCTGAACCGCGCCGTGGTCTCATCCGGATAGGCCGGTTCCGCAACCGGGTAGCGTCCCACCTCGTTGTGGAGGGATGCCTGCGTTTCAGAGGGGATTAGGGGGTTCCCCGCTTCGTCCTGCCCTCCGGTTCCCAGTGCAATATACCGGACAGGGGAGAGTGCCTGCAGCGATCCGCTGAGCAGCCCGCAGAGGCGTCTGCGCAGCTCCAGGCAGATCACATTGTTTTCACTTTCCATTTAAAAATCCTCCTTTTTTGTCTGTCCCGCACGCAGCCGTTTTGTGCCATCCAGCAGATAGGTCCCGTCCAGCCTCCAGACAGGAGAATGCATGGTGACGGAAGCGCCGGACCGCACCGGGAGCCTGCATGCCCACCGCAGCCGGAACGCATGGGGAAGGAAGAGGCCGAACCTCCAGAAACCCGGCTTCCAGCTTCCGTCCAGAAGCCTGCTGCCGTCCAGGGGTACCGGCTTCAACGCCCAAAAATCCACGCCCGCCCTTATGGTAAACAGAACGGGCGCAAGGCTCTGCTCAAGCAGGAATTCCGACAAATAGGGAATCTGAAAGGAAAAGGAGACTCCCGCCGGCAAAAGCTGGTCCAATATGGCCTTGATCTCCGCTTTGGAAGCCGGAGACTGTTCCAGAACCTGCGTGCCGGCGACCCGCATCCTCACCCGTCTGTCCCGGTCCTCCCTGTCGCGGATCGTGAACTCCCCCGGTCCGCATTCCATGATGTTCTGCAGCGCCACAGAAATGTCCGGCTGAGTGCCGTCCCCCCGGTCCCGGGCCATTTTATGATACAGCAGCACCCGGTATCTGGCGTCGTCCGCGCTTCCCCGCGGCTGGCCCACCTTTTCTCCGTGCAGGTCCAGGGTTTTTCCAATCGCCGTGCGGATATCCTGGCTCTCCTCCGTCAGGGCGGCAGCCTCCCGCAGCTCCTCCAGAGCTTCCGCTGAAAGCTGCAGCAGCTTGTAGTTGTTGCTCTTTGGATCCTTCCGGTATACGTCGGGCAGCTTCCTTACCAGGTCACTGGTCTTCATAGGTTTCCACCTCCACCGTCACATGCTCCGGGGGAATTGTAGCCGCCTCCATTGCCGTACAGGGGATGTTTGCGGCGGAAAACGTCTCCCCGTCCGCAGAGAGCTCCAAGCTCACCACGTCACAGACCCCGGGCACGGAGAGCACCGGACCGTACAGCCTGGACAGGATCACATCCGCTCCGTTGGAAAGCTTGTCCAGACAGGCGGAAATTTCCGCTTTCACCTGGTCGCTTCCTCCTTTAGGGAAGGAATCGTCCACAGCGATTCTGACCTTTGCGTACAGGATCTTGTCCAGTACATGGGAAAACCGGATAAGATGGGGCGTGCCGCTTTCATCCTTCACCTCAACGCCCACACTTCCCCAGGCCTTAATGCCGGCCGGCTTCCTGCGGAAAATCGCCTGGGCAATCTGCGCGTCAAGTTCCGACGGGGCAAACACGGCGCATTCAAAGGAGCCCGGAGGACGTCCAGCCGCATCGGTCTCCTCCCCGTCGTTTTCCATCACCGTGCAGGCGCGGACTCCGGAAACCCGGAGAACCGCCGCCCGGATCGCATCGGCGGTGGAACTGCCCGTGCCGGACCTGGCCTGGCGGTACCTGGTCCGGAGTTCCGGATCCGTCTCCTCGTCCTTTCCGGATTCCTCTATGCCCAAATGGCGCAGCCCGGTCACGCGGGCATCAGCCTCCACAATCCTGACAAGAGAGCCTGCAGGCACATTCCCGCTTTCACCGGGTTCGTTAGCGTAGAACAGCGCTTCCGCCGTGCCGTCATCCCCCAGAACGGTATCCTGCTCCGTGTGGAATTCCAGACCATCTTCCGTCGCCGCCAGAAAGCCCGCAGGGACAGCGTATCCCGGAAGCCCTGTGAGCAAAACCCGGTGAACCGCCCGTGTCGCCGGGTTCCTCCCGTTGAGCCCCGCTTCTATGACGAGGCGCTGCAAACTGGACCCCGTTGCGGTGTTGGGGAAGATCGCATAGTAAATCCGTTCCAGTTCTTCATAAGCCTGCGCCAGGTTTTCCACCTCAAGCCGGATATATTTCCCGAAGGGCGTTTTCTCGTCCGTCTCAATATCCGCCCCAAACAGAGCCCTTGCCCGTTCCACCCGTTTTGCCAGCAGCTCTTCATACAGGGGCCGCTGAAATCCTTTTTCCGTCAATGCCGCCATACGTTCCCCCTTTATACCATCCTGCTGCCCGTCACTGCCTCCCCGCTTCCGCTGCGGGCGCTGAAGGTGAGCAGCAGCCTCCGCTCCGAGGTCATCTCACAGGAAAAACTCTCCAGAGAAAAGCTCTCATCCACCTGCTGCAGCCCTGCCAAAAGCTCTCCCCGCAGCGTTTCCCCGTCCGGATGCTTCCCTGTCAGCAGGGCCCTTCGGTCGATGCCCTCCTCGGGGTTCCCCGCCCATTCGCCCCGGTTTGTCCCCAAGACGCATTCGCAGGTCTGCCGGAGCAGCTCGTTCCCCTCTATCATTCGGATCCGTCCGCCGCGCAGCTCCAAATCACCGCCGTGGTCCAACGCAAAGCCCTTCATACGATCACCCCCGCCACCACGCTGTCCTTGATTTCGTGATGCCCTGCCGGCGGCGTTTCGGACCGCCCGCGCCGGGCGCCGGAAATGTCCCGCTCACACACCACGCACAGGGCGATCTCCCCCGCCCGGATCGGCTCCATCACAAGATGCCGCCCCAAGCCCCCTGCGGCGGCGCAGGTCTCGCCCCAGCCCAGCTTGTACCGGGCATTCCAGAGGATGGGCACTCCCAGCACCGGGGGCTGCGGCGTCCCCTTTCCGCCCAGAGGCTTCTGCAGCGTCAACGGCTGCACGTCGGCCACCCCTTTTTCTAAATCCACCCGAAGCAGCCTTGCCAAATAGGCTGTATGGGTATGTAAAAGAGCCTGCTCAGCGATACCGCTGCCCAGGCCCCCTAAAGAATTTGCCATACCTCAAATCACCGTCAATTCCGTAATAAAATCCGTGCCGTTATACACGTGCTTTCCCTCCAGCACATGGAAGGCCCCCGTCACATCCCTTGTCCTGAGATTTACCAGAGAACCCGTCATGGCCCGGTGCTGCAGCAGCAGCTTCAGCCTGTATCCCTTCCGGATCTCCGTCTCCCCGTCCTCCTTGAGCTCCTCCTGAAAGGGCTCCGGACTCTCCAGCAGCCCGTGGGAGGAATCCAAATCAAAACGCAGCCCGTTTGTGCTCTCCCGCACGTCCTGCGCATAAATCTTCCCGCGCTGGATATAGGTGGAGATGCCGCAGGTCCGGGCGTACCTGTCAATGCTCTGCATGATTCCCCCGCTCACCGTCACAGCGTCCTCATAGATGTGATCCTTCCGCGCCCGGAACACGGCGATCGGCAGCCCCAGGCGTTCCAGCAGAGCCCTCAGAATGTAGGATGCGCTGGTCCCGGCGGAAAAGGATATGTTCTCCACGTCCTTTTCCTTCAGAGCGGGATTGTCCACGGCGCTGATGACCGTCTTCCGGTCCACGCCCACCCAGGGACTCTTTACGTCCGAGATGACGCCGGAAAAGATCACGCCGGTATCGTCCCCATATCCCGCTGTCAGCGTGACTGCCTTGTCCAGCTCCAGCCGTTCCCGTGTGGCCCGGCTTAAATTGTATACGGTAAATTCCGCCTCATTGGCGGTGGTGTCGTCGTCAAAAGGAACGGTAAACTCCAAATCCAGATTGGCAAGGTCAATAACGGACCCGCCCGCTCTCAAAACCGCTCTGGCGCCGAACAGCCCCGAAGGCGGCGAGGGTACCGATTGGGAAAGATCCTCCTTCAGCAGATCCAGCGCCCGGATCACCCTGGAATACCGTTCCCTTTCCCCTCGGGGTCCCAGCGCTTCCCCGCTGTATCTTTTGTCAGCCAACAGCGCCGCCCCCTTCGTCGTCCACGGTCAGGAACACCGTCTCCCCCAGGTTTTCCCAGGTCACGGCCTGCTCCTGCCCGGATTCATCCAGCGGCGTCAGGTCCAGCGCCGGGAAAACCCCGGCCCGGTACACGTCCCGGAACAGCGGCATCCCGTAAACCAGGGGTTCCCCCGAGCAGAGCAGGGATCCTGCGCTGTCGTACAGGCTAACGGTAAAAAAACAGGCGGTCCGGTTGTAATCCACGAAAAAGGTATAGGCCCTGCCCGCCAACACGATATCAAACCGATAGGGGATCAGATTTTTGTTAATCTCGATCCTGTCTCTCATATCACTTCCTCCTGTTCCCTACCCAAAGCCTCGCCCCCACCTGCATGGAGGTGGGATCCCCGGATATGGAAAAGGCCTGTGGATTCCTGGCAATCACGTCGCTGCAGGTGAACCCATAGGTCTTGGTGGGATACGGCGCATGAGGGGCAGCCACCAGATCCCAGATGGTGTCCCCCGCCTTCACAGTATAATAGACTTTTTCCTCCGTACTGTTTTCCTGAATCTGCTGCGTCCCGGCGTTTTGCCGCGGGTCGGAGGACTGGCCAACATAGGAATTTCTGGCAAACCTCCCGTGCTTCAGCTCCATCTCAAAGGTGAGCCCCGCCATCACACTGCCGGGGTGCCCCGTGTCGAACCTGGTAATAAGCATGTTTTTGTCGTAATTCCGCCCGGCATAGGTCACCGGTGTTGCGGTGGCGGCCAACTGCCGCAGCTTTGCCAGTTTCTGCGCCGCATCCGGCCCCACCACCTCCCCCTGCAGCTTGATCACAAAGGGCTGAGGCCGCAGATGGTCCGCAACCGCCTCCCCATCCTCCACCGGATGGCTGGAAAGCTCATATTCCTGTTCGACCCTTTCCCCGTCCTCATCGATAAACACATAGATCCCGTTGATCAGCGCCAAGCAGCCCCCTCCTTTCCATAAAAAAGAAGCCCGCCGCGTGGCAGGCCTCCTCTTTTTGATCTTTTTACACCCTGGGCTGATCGTCGAGCCCCAGAGTCTGTTTCAGGGCGCTCTGCAGCACCTGCGAGAAATTGACGTTCTTCCGCTCCGCCGCGCTGTTCAGCCATGCGGGGATGGTCAGCGTTTTTTTCACTGAAACATTTTTCACCTGCTGGCGGACAAGAGGCATATAAACAGAGATCAGCGCAGGGACTTGGTTCTTCTCCAGATGGATTTTGCTGATTGGCGTTGATTCGGGAATCTCTTCTCCATCAGCCTCCATCCCATAAATGTGCAGTCCCATCGCCTCCTCCGCGTTACGCAAGGCTTCCTCCTGCGTCTGCGCGCAGGGCAGGCAGCCGGGGAGATCAGGAAACTCGATAGAGATTCCGTCCTCTGCAAAATCCAGTATGGCGATATAGGAATACGTGTCCTTCATTGCCGGTTCTCCTTTCTGTACAAACTAGAGGGAAAGCGGAAGCCCGTCAGGGGAATTTTACCCCTGACTGCTTCTCTATGTTTCTTACTGTTCCCGCCGGGATATCCTTTTTCGGGTGGGTTACCGTTACCCGCCCTTTCTTTGTGGGATGCTTGAATTGATGATGGTCCCCAACGCAGCTCACTTCGTACCAGCCATCGTCCTGAAGCATCTTGATAATTTCCCGCGAGGAATAGCTTTTCATTCCGCCTTCCCCCTTTCACTGTACTTATTATAGCACGTATTACGATACGTGTCAATAAGAAAAGAGAAAATTTACACGTGTTTTCTTACGTATAAATCATAATAGGTATAAGAATTCCGCCCTAACAGTTATCGGGACAGGGCGTTTTTGGCGGTTCACCATAGGATTTTAAAAATTTGTTCCTATGAAAAATTATAGTCTTGAAATCCCATCCCTATCTCTGCTATTTTTTCATCCTTGACATGGATGGTCATGCTATACACTTTTCGACCTTCCTTTATCATTCTGGCGTAATCATAATGTCCTTTTTCATCTGTTTCTAAATAAACTAGCTTTCCATCATCATCTTCATAATAGGAATACGTCAAGCCTAAGCACTCCTTACCTTTCAAGAAGTCGGGGGAATGCTTTATCGCTTCTTCTACAGTATATTTTTGTTTAAGATCAGCAATATTTGCTTTCTCTTCTTCTGTAGCAGAGCGCCAGTAGATGATTGTCCAATAAAATTTGTCTATATCATACTTTTCAAAAGCTGTTGTTGCCCTATCTCCTATTTTCACACCACATCTTGTTTGAAAATCCCCGCCCTTTTCTGCATTCAGCCTCGTTAAATAGATCGAACTGTCTTCCGACGTAGGGAAATCTATCTCTTTACCACTATCGTCATAAAAGGAAAAGTCCTCTATTGAAACAGTATTTGCAGTTTGTGAACACCCAGCAAACACAAGTAGCAGCAGCAGGCAAACAGATACTGTTAAACCTTTTTTCATGCCATCATTTCCTCTCCCCATTTTACTTTTATAATATCACAAAACAAGGAAAAGAAACAGCATTATTCACATGTGGCTATACCTCTAATACCGCCGGATTCCTTCGGCTCTCCCGGGCCGTGTAATCATCCAGCGCGCCCAGAACCCACGCCCGCACCTTTTTCTCCATTTCCCGGTCTGTCGCCGTACCGCTGCCGAAGTTGGCGATAAACTGCGGGGCGTACTGGCTGTTGTCCACATAGCTTCGGGAAGAGCCCGACACCGCGGAAGGCCGGTAACTGATCTCCGGCTTTGGAAGCGGGCGGCTCCGGTCCGGCAGATCTGTTACGCCCAGGGCGCGGGCTGTGGTGCGAAGCAGTCCCAGGGAGCGGGTTCGCCGGCCCGGGTCCCAGGAAATGACGGTTTCCGGATACTGATCCTCCGCCAGCCAGGAAAGCTGTTTTTGCCGGACAACGCCGCCCGCGGCATTTTCCCCAATTGCTCCTGCTTTAGCCCCGTTCGCCACACTCTCATAGACAGTTTCCGTCCTCACGACCTCCACATGCGCCGTGATAGGGTTTTCATTAAAGATGCCCTGCATGATGTCCAAAGCATTGTTTGCCACGGTCTGGCTGTTTGCTATTTCCCCCATTTTGGGGGCCGTCAGCGTGGACGCCGCAGATTTTGCATCCATGCTCTTTACAACATCCCCGATTTTCCCATTGGCTATATAGGCCAGCTGCCCGTCGTTATTGATCGCAAGCCCCATTTCGTCCAGCAGGCTTTGCGACAGCTCCACTCCCAGATTGTTGAGAGTCGCCGCAATCGCCGGTTTCTGCTCATCCGATACGGACTGCAGCTGGCTGAACAGCAGCATTGCCTGCACCCGCACAGCGGGCTCCTGCTCCATCAGGGACTGGACCAGCGAACCGGCGGCGTCTGTCCCCAGCTGGGAAAGCATGGTTTTAACCTGCGCCTCACCGGCTACCGCCGCCTCGTTAATCTGCAGGAATTGCCCGGCGGCGGAATTGTAAATCAGGCCATAATTCGAGGCCAAAGCATTCGCCAGTTCCATCGGGATCATTTCCCCTGTTTCCCGGACAGCCGCCGAAATGCTGCCCCGATAGGCCATGTTTCCCGCAATTTCAGAGGCCATCAGCCCCCACATATGCTCACCGGAAAGCTTTCCCGACGCCGCTTCCAGCCTGTAGCCCTCTTCCAGCCCCTTTGTGATGTTCTGCGGCGGGATCTGCCCGGCCCTGTAAAAGGTCTGGGCAATTTCCTCCAGCATAGACAGCTTCGGCCGCATGGATTCGATCATCTTATCAATGGCTCCGGAATCTCCCCAATCCATCGAGGCAAACGCCTCTGTGACCAAATCGGGAATTCCGCCGGCCAAAAGATTCTGCAGGTTCTCCGGATTTTGGAGCAGCTCCTGCATCCTGCCGTTCATGCCTTCGTCCAGAGCCTTGGAAAACTGATTGAGAGGCTCTTCGAAATTCGTCTGCAGCGTCCCCAAATCCACCCGCAGGCTGTCCAGCACATAGCTGCCCCGGTTTTTCGCATCGTCCGTCAGGATGCTCTGCAGCATCCTGTCGTATTCCGCGCCGCCGTCAGGGTATTCCAGCCACAGCTGCCCCAGCGTCATGGTGAGCGAGGTGTCCGCATGGTCCAGGTTTTCCTGAAGCGCCTCCGTTGTCAGGCGGGAAACCTCGGCAAAGCTTTCCGCGTCCAGCCCTTCCCGGGGCGCGTCCAGCTGAATTTTCGCCAGCCTGCCGTGGATCTCCACCTCGGCCAGCTTGTCCGTATAGGCCTGCAGTTCCTTCCTTTTCTCTTCTATGACCGCGAATTCCTCCGCGCTCAGAATATTGTCCGACAGCGCGTCGTTGGTAAGCTGGGCCAGCTCGTCGCCCAGGCGGGTCATCTCCGCGCCGGTTTCCTCCTGGAATTTCTTCGTAAACGACTTCAAGTTGTCCGAAGCCGCGCTTCCCGGCGTCAGGGTAGCGTCGATCGCCAAAGTGGCTGTAAACTGGCTTTGCTGGAGCAGGTGGAGGCTCTCCTCGATGAAGGTCTCCATATTTTCCCGGAAGCTTCCGGTTTCTTCTTCCGTCAGCTCCAGGCCGATTCCCACTTTCCAGCCTGTCTTTTCAATCTCCTGGATCGCGGTCTCCAGATCGGAATAGATTTGATCCAGCTCCGCTTTTGCTTCCACCACCGCCCCCAGCTTCATGGTCCATCCGTTGGTGGTAAGCCGTCTGGCCACGTCCTCGCATTCCTCCATCGACAGCCTGACATCCCCAAAATGTTCCTTCAGGCTGTCAGCCGCGGCCTTTTCGCGCATGGCCTTAAGAGCTATCCCGGTCACTGCCGCCGCAGCTCCAACCAGCTTCAATTGTACAGGGAGCTTTCCAAGAATTCCCAACACGCCCTTGCCGCTCCCCAGGGATTTCGCGATCCCGCCAATCCCCTTGGTTACGCCGCCGATCACCTTTAGGGCGGGGCCCGACGCAGCAAGAATACCGCCCAGGCCCAGGAGATCGCCCTGCTGTTTGTCGGACAGGCCGCTGAACTTCTCCGCCGCGTTCCCTATGAACTCTACCAGCTTGGTTACCAACGGCAGAAGCTTTTCGCCCGCGTCTATCCCCGCCAGCTTGAGCTTATTCAGTTCCTTCTGCATTCGGGCTGCGGGGTCGCTGTCCATTTTTTCAAATGCCGTTTGGGTGGATCCCGCACTGTTCTTCATCTGCTCCAGAATGGAGTTGTATTCCGCGCCCCCGTCTTTCATGATGGTCAGCGCGGCCTTTCCGGCCTCCTGGCTTCCAAACATATCGGAGAGCTTTTTCCCGCTCTCCTCGGCGTTTGTTTTCAGGAGGTCCAGAACTTCGGTCATGGACTTTCCCTCGTTCAGCAACTCGGTAAAACCAAGCCCGGTCATTTCCCGAAGCGCCTTGTCCGCCTTGGTGCCGCTGGCTCCCAGCTCATTGAGCATGGAGTTAAAATAAGTCGTGGATTCCGCCGTGGCAATACCGTTCTTGGTCAGGTCGGCCATTGCCGCGCAGGTGTCGTCAATCCCAACATTGAACGCCTTTGCCGTGGGGATCACCCGGCCCAGGTTGCTGGCCAGCTGGTCTACCGTGGTCTTGCCGACATTCTGCGTCGTGATCAATTTATCCGAAACGCTCACAGCCTGGTCCGCGCTCATCTCATAGGCGTTCAGGGCGGAGGTGACAACGTCCACGGCTTTTTCCGTGGAGGTAAAACCGCCTTTCGCCAGCTTTACCATATCTCCGGTGAAGGCAATGGCGTTTCCGCTGTCCACACCGGCCGATAGAGACTGATACAGGGCTTCGTTGAGGTCTGTGACCGCCACGCCCGTTTCCCTGGATGTCTTGGTAATACCGGATTTCAGCTTATCGTAGGAAAGCACTGTTTCGTCGGCAATCGTGGAAACCTTGGCATAGCTGGTTTCTGCATCCATGTAGAGCTTGGTGGCGGCAGTCGCCGCCGCTGTCAGCGGGACGGCAAGCTTCGCCGTCAATTTTGACCCCAGGCCATCCAGCTTCCCGCCGAAGTTCTGGAGGGAATCCCCCATCCCCCGCAGTTTTCCCGAGGAGGCGTCCGCTGCCGTCCCAATCCCCAGCACATGGGAGGCGGCGGTTTTGGCAGGGGAGGAAAGGCCGCGCAGCCCGTCTCCCGCCCGGTCCGTGGCGGAGACGACGGAGGTTTTCATCCGGTCGGCGCTTTTGCCGACCTTTTCCACAGGATCGTCCCGCACCTCGAAGGAAATCTCTACTACGTCCTGGCGTATTACATTCTTCCCCGCCACATTATCCCCTCTTCCTGGCTTCGTTCTGAATCTGGATATAATAATCCAGCGCCGCGTTGGCTTCGCCAACCTCCTCCGGCGTCATCTGGTTCCAAACCGTGTTGTAACTGAGGCCTCCGTCAAAAATCAGCCTCCACATGGGCCAGTTTTCACTTGCCCTGTTTTTCAGCGTCTGCGTCTCCGGATTCTCCGCGAAACTTGCCGTTCGCTACCCCCAGCCCCCAGGTAACGACCTCGTTGAGCGTCTTCATATCCGGAAAAACATCGTCGTCCGCCGTAAGATGGGGCGGGTCCACAATGACATTTTCAAAAATATAGGCAGCCAGCTTTTCGTTGCTGGTCACGCCCGTACCGTCCATATTAATGGAGTCCTGCATTTTCAAAGCGGCGGAAAGGCCGTTGAATTGGGCGGTAAACAAAGTCCCGTTGAATTTTCTTTTGACCTGATAGGGTTTCAAGTTTCATTCCTCCTAAATTAAAAAAAGGGCCGCACGCTTTGCAGCGCACGGCTTTCCCATACTTTTCCTACGCGGGCTCTACCACGTAATCAAACACCTTAAACTGGAGCTCCCGGTCCTCTGCCTTGGCGCCGTTCTTCACATCCGGCACCTTGAGAATGCGCGCCTTGGTGCCTCCGAACCTCTCTCCCAGGCTCTTATTGGTTGCCCATACCGGCACCACTCTGCGGTTGCGGGCCAACTCCAGCAGGAAATTGTACTGCGGGCAGGTAGCCTGCACCGTAGCCGTCACCGTGCCCAGATCGTTGTTCCTCTCGTTGATGATCACGTCGCCCTGGGCGCCCACAACGGCCTCAAAGTCGTCCTCATCCTTCGAGCCGCTCACCATGCTTTCTCCAAATCCGGTGATGATTACATCGTCCACCGTAAAGGTGCATTCCTTTGCGTTGTACTGTTTTGTCATCCTGTCTTCCCCCTTCCCTTAAACAATGATGCTGCCCTTGACCTTAGCTGTGTGAATAGCGCCCAGCAGGGAAAAGCTGAACCTTCCCAGCGTGTAGCGCCGGGCCTGCCTGTCAGCCGCGCTGGTCTCGCTGCGCCTGCCATAGTTTACGCTGTAGGCGGGTTTTCCGCTGTCATCGGTGTCGATAATCAGGTTCCCGTCGCCGTAGCATTCTTTCATGACGGTCACACAGACGTTTTCCAGCTGGGTGATCCCGCTGTCCGTATAGGCCACCTTGTCGTTCTGGTTGAATACCTTCTGGCTCCCGTACTGAATGCGGTAGATCACATAGTCCTTGCTGTCGATAATGTCGATGTACTCGCCGCCCAGGGTCTTGCCCTCCGTGGTCACATTGTCCCCGGCCTTGGTCACAAAACAAAGGCAGCCCGCGTCATGGGCCGTCTTGATCTGCGTATCGTCCAGGGCTTCCGGTTCCAGCTCCTTTAAAATTTGATTTTTGCAGGTGTAGGTGCCGGGGTCCTTCTGGGCGATAGCCCCTACCAGGGCCGCAGCGGCATAAGCGTTTGTCCCATGCTTAAAGCAGACCGTGCGGTCCCTGGGCGCGGTTTTACCCGCCTCCAATTCCACCGTTTTTCCCGGCGCTTCAGACAGGTCCTTCACCGTGGCAAAGTACATGCGGTCCGTCTTTTCCACCGCGTCGGAAATCTCCTTGATTGTGCTGTCCGCTTCAGTCCCCGCCGTGGGCACTACCAGCTGCCGCCAATCCTTCCCCAACAGGGAGAAAACCTTCACCGCACTTTTTTCCTTCGCGCCGCATACCGCAATCTTGAACCGCTCCGTACTCTGGGCATACATCAGCTTTGCCGCATCATGGACAGGCGTCCCCGCGGGGAACACCGCGGCCACCTCGTCCGCGTCCAGGCATTCGGTATAGGGGATCTCTTTCTCCTGACCGCCCACCAGGATCAGAGGGATCCCAAAACCGGACTTACCCACCGATTTGGAAAGGGAAAGCTCCACGTCCACATCATAGGAAGCGAGGTTCCCGGTATCGGTATCCGCGCCGCCCACAACAGTATCCCCCGCCGCCGTTTCCCCGGCCAGCAGGGCCCTTGTTTTTTCTGCCATATCTCTATCACTCCTTGTTAAATTCAATGGTTTCAATGGCCCCCGCCACATCGAACACAGTTTCCTTTGAAGTGTGCCGGAGCAGGAAGGTCACATCGAAGCCCTCCCGGTATTCGTATTGGATGGAAAGAAGATTGTCCCGGTTCCCGATATTTCCCAGGCCTTGTACGACGATCCCCCGCTCTGCCAAGTACAGGTTCCCGGACTCTGTGGAAAGCCACTCGTAAGCGTCCAAAGCTATCTGTGCAGCTTGAAAGGGATCTTCGGACTGAACCGTGAAGCTCCATATCTGCGCCAGGTCTTTGAACTCTCTGCCGTCACGGTCCCTGGCCCAGCCTTTCCCATCGGAAACCACCGGCGTTGTCACGGTAAAGGACACATAAGGATAAGAAGGGGATGGCCCCGTCTGGTTGGAGGCGATCACCTCACAGCCCAGAGCCCTTTTCATCCCCTCCGCGATATCCGTCTGTACTTTCTTCTGATTCTCCAAATTTGCTCACCCACTTCAAAACGTACACGCACACGTCCGCATATTCCGTCCAATCGGCATCCTGGACCGGCTCATACAGGTTTCCCCGGTATTGCACCTTTGCCCCCTCCAGCGCGTCCGGCAAAGGCGCCGGCACATAGAGCTGACAGTCCCTTTCCGTATAGGTCCCGCCGGAATCCTGGATACGCTTCTGGGACATGGGAACGACGGCCCCTGTTCTTGTTTCCGGCTCCGGCTTCTCCAAAGCCCGCCAGTAGCCGCCCACATATTCGCCTCCGGAAGACGGCCGCAAAAGCTCAAATTCACAGGAGTATTTCCGCAGCAGGCGGGTAAAATTGAAAAGTTTCGGCATCATTCCACCTCGTAGCTGATACTTTCGATCAACCCGCCCGTGTCCACCAGAGGATTGGAGCCGCCCTTGCGTTCCCGGGTCATGGAAGCGTTTGGCGGATTGGACAGATCGCGTGCATACTTTTTGATCTTACCGGCAAGCTCCAGGCCAACCCCCTGCAAAAACTTGTCCATTGAAATCCCTCCCGCCAGGGCAGCGCTTAAATTGCCGTCGTACTTCTCCAATACATCCTCTGCATATTCGTCGAATCCGGCCCGAAGAAAGGAACGTTCGGGAATCACGATTTCCGTGGTGCCTTTTTTCAGGGGGAATCCATTCCTGGCAAACCAGGCCCGCATTTTCGGCGTCACCTTAATCCGGCAGCCGTATTCATGGATTCCGGCGAGCCAAGCGTTTTCCCCGGTACTCCCCACAGTCACCTTCCGCCCCTGCAAATCCTTTACCGCAGCCTGCATGTCTGGAAATTTGTTCTTTGCCGTGGTCCACTTTACCGCCAATCGCTCCACCGCCTCTTTGCCGGGATTACCCTGCCCTCCGGTTTCAGCCACGGGCTCAACAGGGCTTTGGCATAGGAACGCAGGAGCAAGCCTTTGTTGGCGCTGTCCATCGTTTGGGACATTCCTCCCAGGCTTTCAGACGTGACCCCGGCCGTGGAGGCCATCAGGTCGATATACTTCAGAACGAACAGCTTCACGGCGTTGGGCAGCTCCTTTTCCTTGGAAAGCGTGGTATGCTCCCAAACCCATTCCAAAGCCGCGTCCGCCATCAATCCCGTTTCCGGGCTGTCGTCCGGCAGCGGAATCTCCAGCCGCGCCCAATCCTCGGCGTTCATTCCGCCAGCACGCCGGAGGCGCGCAGCGAGGCAAGCAGAGCATTGAGCGTCGCGGCAAGAGCCGCGGCGTCCGCATCCTGCGCCACGTCCGCAACCGCCGCGCCGGGAGCCGTATATGCCTCAGCGATCCCCTGCTCCATATGGTTCAGGTGTTCCGCGTCCAGGGGCGTTTCATGGTCTGCCCAGGTCTGTTTGGTATAAGGCATTTGTCACCCCTCCTTATGCGATGGTGATAGTCGCGGTCACAAGCCCGTTGGGATTCGGGATGACCGGGATAAACACGCCGCTGGCCTTGGTCCAAACCGCCACCGGGTCCGGCGTCGCCCAACGGGTCAGGGTGATAAACTGCTTTGCCGACTTCTCCGTATAGGGACCGGCTTCCTCTTCCTCGGGCGTTACGCCCCACAGGCCCGCGCCCAGGGCGCCGCTGTTTCCAGGCTCAAACAGGCTCATGGCGTTCTCTGCAAAGAAACGGCTGGTCTTTTTCTTGCCCGTTTTCTGAGAATCCTCGTAGGTCACATAGCGCTGGTCATCCACCGTAAGCGTCAAGCCGCCGAACATATCGGAAAGCAAAGCATTGAGCTGCGCAGCGGATGTGAACACGCCCACCCCTGTGGAGCCGTGAATGGCTTTCTGGATGGCTTCGTTCTTCTGCATCAGGCGCAAAATCTTGGTGGAGGTCACGCCCTTGGTCAGCGCATGGCCGTTTTCCGCTCCAATATCCACCCACTTCTGAATATCTCCCAGAATGTCCGCCGTGGGTTCTTTCCAGTTTGCCGTCACCTTATTCCCGGCGGGTACGCCGTAATCCATCTGGATCTTCACGCCGTTTTCCGCAATGGTCACCTTGCCGGTCTGCAGGGCTTCCATCTTCATGGCTTCGGTGCGGGTCTTCACCGCTTCGGCCATATTCCCCATATCGTCCCACAGGGTATTGATCAGCGCGGTATCCTTCACCCCGTGATTCAACAGCAGACGGGCCTTTTCGGAGAGATTGATCTTCTCTTTGATCAGAAGCTTTTCCACCGTTACGCGGGTCAGGTCTTTTCTTGTGCCGATACGGGCCTCGGTATCAAAACCGTGGACCTCCGCCGCATAGGGTAAATTTGGTTCGTCCGCCAGCCGCATATATTCGGCCTCCAGGTGTTCGGTCTTCCGGTCCGGGAACAGGGCGTCCCCCATAAAGCTGCGCTGGATGGGATAATTCTGCGAGAACTCCAGCAAGTCCTTGTCAGAAATCAGTTCCAAAAGATTCATCTGTTATTTCCTCCTTTACTTCGTGGGTGTCTCGGGAACCGCAGGAACCCAATCGTCAAAATACAGTCCCTTCGCCAGAAGCGCCTCCTGGGCCTCCGCCGTAGGCTCGGCGGGAAGCTGCTTGCCCAGCAGATGGCCCGAGGTCACAATCGCGCCCACACGGTCCCCGTTGGTCACGTTGGCGTCCTCGAACAGCACCCCTTGCGCCGTGGCGTCATTGGCCGGGATGACAGTTCCCGCAGGAACGATCTTAAACTTCCCGTCCTGTTTCCCCAGGGAGGCGGGCACCTGTACGGTCTTTTTGATCAGCCCCACCTCACTCCCGATAAAATTGGGCCTTGCGGCGGTGCTTTCCGTATGGAAGTAACCGCCGGTCGCATACTCTGCCATGTTGTTGTCCTCCTTACAGTTTGATTTTTTCCGCATACCGCTTGGCGGCGCGAATCCCTATGCCGGATTCCTCCAGCTCTGCCTCCGTCCCCTTGCCGGGGATTCTTCCCGCGGACTTAAAAGTGGCTTCCACCTTTGCGTCCACATATTTCTGCACCAACGCGCCAAACGCTTTCACCCGTGCGTCGATCTGTGCCTCGTCGTCGCCCAGCACGAAATCCACCAGCTCCAAGGCGTTATCTCCGCCGTCGTCCAGTCCGGCTTTTTTGATGGCCTTGACTGCGTACATGCGGCTCCGCTCGTTCTGCAGCTCCGCCTCCCGCTGGGCCAGCTCCCTTTCCCTCTCGGTAAGGTCGGCCTGCTTTTTTTCGTCCTCGGTCATATGGGCCTTTTTCACGCTGTCCAACTCCCGGCGCACCTTTTTCAGCTCGGCTTCGGCCTCCTTCTTGGCTTCCGCCACCGCCTTGGAAATGCGCTCCGACACGTCTTCCTGCGTATCAGGTTCCGCGCTCAACGGCTCTGCGTTCCTCCCCGCGGCCTCTCCCGGCTGCATGGTTTCTGTCTCTTCCGCCATCTCTTTTCCTCCTTTGGATCGTAAACCCGCGCCCTTCCGGCGCCCTGTTTCTGTCTTTGGGTATGAAAAAACCACCCCGGCAAACGCCGGGGCGGTCTGTTCCTTATTTTCTGCGCTGATCGTGCCGGCCGGGCCGCAGCCCCGCCAACCATCAGTATTTTAGTATCCTACAGCTCGACCTTTTTTGTATTGGAAGCCATTACGAATAAACCAGTCCTTCCGGCGGCGTATGACCCGTCCGAAATCCTGGAAGAACCTCAATGCGGGAAATATGGCAGGCGTGTTTACAGTCTTCACACCAGATATCTCCGTAGCCAAGACGCTTCTCGGGCACCACCACGGAAAAGGAGCAATCCGTATGGCTGCCGCCGCAATGCGGGCATTTCCCCGGCGGGCCGCCGTGGGTAATCGCCTCCAAATTTTTCAGCCAGATCATCCTTTCACCTTCTTTTGGATTTCATTCCGCTTCTAGAGTAAACCATTGAAACCCTGCTGAATGAATCGTACTATATCCCCTAATGCGGCAGCTTTAAGCGGGCCTCGAAGTCATAGTCATCACCGTTTTTCACGGCTTCTTCAGCCTGCCGCAGGGTTTCCCGAATGGTCTCCCAGGAATAATTCAATGCCTTTGCCCGCTCCACATAGCTTTGAGACCGTCTCGCCATTTCTTCCTCACAAAGCCTTTGCCAGGTGGCCTCCATGCGGTCCCTGTCCATATCCCCGTCGAACATCAGCTCATCATATTCATACGGTTTAGCCTTTTTTGTATTGGAATCCATACCTTTTGGCCCCCTCTAGCAGTTTCTCCATAAAATCCACATAGGCTTCCGGATCCCTATCATACCCCGGATGCAGGCCCTGCAATGCTTTCCTGAATTTATTGAAACCATTCACATTGCTGTCTCCCACCTTTTCAAACAGGTACACCGAACCATCATTGCCCACAGCCGTCATCATACGCAGCTTATCATTTGCCAGAAAAGCTGTGACGTCCCCCATCGAGAATGTCTCCCCGCTGGGATGGTTATGAATCACGATGTAATTCTGATTGAAACGAGGCACCTTTACTTTACCCAACATACCAATGCGGCTGTCCAACAGGCCCATCTCCGAATCATAGGCGCGAAACGCCTCCGTGCCCACGGGCTGATCCATGACGACGCGGAGCAAGCTCTGGTGGGATTCCTGCAACTTACGATTATTCTCCGGGGACAAAAAGCGGCTCTCCACCAGTGCTACCCGGTTGATGCTCTCTCCCGTCACAGGCAGATATTCTATGTTCACTGTATTCAGTATATCCCCATTTTCCGGGGATTGCAACGGTTTCATCCCGTATTCCAGAAAACATCTGCAGTTGATATCCTGCCCCGCCACTCCGGATTGACCGGGGGCTTTCGCTTTTACGCCGCCGCCCAGATCGAACTCCTGATCCACAGGTACGGAAACGCCCTCCATCTTTTGATGGTCCGCCGGACCGCGCCGCACCGTCTTCCAGCCGCTCTTAGTCCTATAGCGGGCATTGGGCCGCACCCGTTCGTCTTTCATGGTGCGCCAGGTTTTCACCATCTGCAGCCCAGCCGCTCTGGCAGCACTGTCTACTTCCAGGGCCGAGTCATGGAAGCCCGCTTCACGGACCCGGTGCGTTTCCGTCCGCACGATACGCACGGCCTTTTTGTAGTTTCCCTCCACCTCCCCCGCCACCCGGCGGGCCATCGTGGAATAGCGGTCTCCCTGGGTCAGTCCCGTGCCCAGCTGCTGCTTGATGTTGTAGATCACCTCCTGGCGGTGCTTTTCCAACCGGTCATTCAGGGTCAGGCCGGAAACAGGGTTGATCACGGCCCGCTTCACCACCTCCGGCGTGACGCCGCGCACTCCCCGCAGGGCATCCCGCAAGGCAGCGGAATCGGCGCTTTTCCCCACAGCCTCCTGAAAATCCCTCCAACACCGGGCATAGGTCTGCTCGATAATGTCCCGGACTTCCCGCTTCACCTCGGGCTCGTGGGCGTTTACGATCTTTTGGGTTTCCTCCAGAAACCGGGCGAACTCCCCTTTTTGCTGAAGTATGGAGAAATCCAGCCTGTCATCCACGGCAAACCGCTCGTACTCCCCCGCCACAAAGGCCCGGAGATCCTTCAACAGGTTTTGGTATACCCGCCGGATTTCGCCCTCCGCCTCTTTCGTCCGGTGTTCACTGATCCGCCTGGCCTGTGTCAGCAGCCTTTGAAGTTCCGGCATTCACAGTCACCTGCCCTTCCTCCAGCGGTGGGATATCCTCCTTCTCGTTTTCGATCTCCTGCAGCACCTCGTCCACGTCGTCAATGCCGGAGAAAGCCAGTCCATAAACCACACGCTTTGGAAGTCCCGCGGCGATCATCGTCTGCGCCGCCTGCGCCTCGCTTACCAGATCCAGCGGGAAGTTCCGGCTGAACTTCATGTCCACCTCCAGGGGATCAAATCGAATTCCTTTTTTGCCCCAGGCTTTCGCAAGGGCACGGAATAGGTAAATGCCCGCTTTCTGCATTTTGGACTGAAACATGCCGCATTTGCTTTCCAACCCCGTGAGCCGGAATTTCAGCGCCACGCCGGAAGCCGTCCCGAAGGATTCATCGTTGAGATTCGGGGTCTTTGAAAACCGGTAAATATTGTCCTCCAGACGGTCCAGGTGCTGTTGGGTCTGCGTGCCGCTGGTGTCCTTCGTGATAAAGCCCACATGCCCATCCACGCCTGGATCTGTGGAATACTGGATAGACCCGCTTGACTGCGCCTTGTCGATGTCTCCATCTTCCATCTGGACATTCTTATATTCCATGTAGGCGTTGGCAAAGGATTCGATCTCGTTGCTCTCGTCGGAAAATACCCGGTCGTAATCGTCGATCTCGCCCAACACTTTTTCCGCATCCCCCAGCATTTCCAGGTTGTTCGGGACTCCCTGCAGCGGGCATAGCTCATACAGGTTTTCCTTTGTCTCGCCGGTGTCCTTCAGCGCGCCGTAATCTCCCCGGTAAAACCGGATGGTTTCCCCATCGTAAAATTCCGCCGTCCAGTATTCGACGTTATCCAGGTCCTTGTGCTGGCAGTAACGCACCGCAAAATCCGGCTCCGTGATATCTCCCATCTCGGAAAGCAGGATCGTCTCCCAGGGCGGTGTGGGCATCGCCCGTTCCCGCCCTTCGGGATCGTGGTATAAGAGCCTGCCGGAATAGCCGCAGACCGTGGCGAACTTGGTGACCTCCATATCCACATCCGGGAAGCTGTTCAGGTACACGAAGTCTGCCAGAACCTTATTCGCCCTGCCCACTGCCTCCTCGCCGCCCGTGTCCGCCTTGCTGTCCTCCGACCTGTTGTAGCTATAGGAAATAGGCTTGCCCGCAAAGTATCCGATCTTAAAGTCGCAGATCTCGCCAAAGAAGTCATTGTTCACCCGGTTGTTGATGGTGTCCTCTTCGAACCGCGGCTTTCGCTGGAAAATCGGCACCGCTTCCTGCAGCACCTCGTATCGTTCATACAGCTTTTTCATGCAGTTCCGGCAATGCTTGTGCTTGTCTATCATACTGTTGAGCAGCTCTTCCGAAATGCCGTCCTGCTTGATCTTGGCCGCTTCCGCCCCGTAATCCGGGTATAGTTCCTCTCTTTTCCGCACCGTATCCCCCCTTCCGCGTCACAATCTACGGGCGGCACGAGCTATGCCGTGACCGCTCAAGACCGTATTGACAAAGTAACGTATTTCATCCATCGCATGGTCGTTCTCCTTGATTGGCTTGTCCTCGTTCTTCTTGTCATCCCAGCGGTAGGAAGAAAACTCCGACACCGCGCCGGAGCAGCAGTCGCACACCGCCACCTTTCCCTCCTGAAACGCGCCGGCGGTCTTCCTGATTCCATCCAGCACATCGTTCCTGGCATGGCGAACGAAAAAGCGTCCGTGCTTTCTGATACAGGCAATAAAAGAAGCCGCGCTGGGGTCCACAACCACCATTTCAATTTTCCGGTCCCCAGCCAGCTTTTCAAGCTCCTGATAATATTCCTCGTCGGTCAACTGCCGGCGCAGCTCCCGCCCATTATGGTAAAACTCTTTGAAGCGGTACCATACCCCATCACACAGGCCCCATAGGCCCATGCTGCAGGGATTCAGCGTGCCGTAATCGATAGAGATCGCATACTTGACATAGTTCCTCGGTACGCTCGGCACAATCCCCAGGCCAGCGGCCACCTCGGGGTAAATCAGTCCCTCCGCCACCGTCCATTTCCCAAGGATATACCTGTCCCGGAACACACCCGAATACATGTTTTCGTACCGCTCCTTGACCTCTTGGGGCAGCGACGGGTTATCGTCCAGCAGGAAATGCAGATGCAGCCGGTTTTTCTTGTGCTCCCGGTCTATGACCCATTCCTCATTGAACCAGTGCCGGGGATTCTCCGGGTTGCAGTTGAACCAGAACCGGGAGCCCTGTACAGAACACCGGGCCAGCGCCTGCTCCACAAAGGACCGGGGCATCAAGGCCACCTCATCCAGCAGCACCCCGGCCAGCGTCACGCCTTGGATCAGCATATAGGAGCTTTCGTCCTTTCCGCCGAATACAAAGAAACGATTTGTCCGGCTGCCCCTTGTTACCGTGAGACAGTGCGTGGAAATGGAGTAATTCAGCCGAAACCCGTTTTTGGGGAAGTATGTCACCCCCATGAGCGGCTGGATCACGTTGCGGACCGCGCTTTGCACGCTTTTGCCGCAGATCGCAAAGTTCTGCTGGTCAAAGTTCGACATGGCCCAAAGCAGAAAGGAGAGGGACATGACGCTGGTCTTCCCAGAGCGGATCGCACCGTCGCACACCAGGGCGGTATATTTAGTCTTCGGGAACAGCAATATCTCCAGCTGCTTTTTCGAGAAGGCCATCGTCTATCACCTCTTTTATAGACCGGCTCAAAGGATCGTCGGCCAGCTCTGGACCAGCCTCTCCAAACCTGACCTTTTCTTCCAGCTCCAAGCGTTTCTGGTCGTATTCCACCTTGTGCTGGTCCATTGGGTTCGCCATAAAGTAGGTGGAAAGCCATTGCAGAGCCTTATCCCTGTTAGCCAGCTTCACGCTGGCCCCGTCCCGGCCCACCTTGACCTCCTCCAAAACCGAGCCGTCCACCTGTGAGGACTCCTTGAATCGAACGGCGTTTACTTCTTTCATCAGCGGCACTTTCTCCCCGGTCTCCGGGTCTGTAACCTGCACCGGGCCGAACGCCGCCATCACCGGGACCTCTTCCCGGCCCCACTCTATGTAATCAGACAGGTCCGCAAATGCGATCCGCATCTGCTTTTCCACCAGATCGTCCACATCGGCAAAGAGAGACTGTCGCTTGATTTCCTTTAACCGCTGGATTTCTACCCGAATCCGAGGATTTGTCAGGGTTGCGGGACCTTCCGTCAAGGCCGTGGAATAGGCGCAGCCATATGCCTTTAGGTAAGACTGTGTGGCGTTGAAGCTCTTCACATAGTAAAGACAAAAAAGCTTCTGTTTCTCGGTCAACTCCTCGTTGGCCTCAACAGAAGCGATCATTTTTTTCTCTGCCGCTCGTTTTGCTTTCCGAGCGTTCGCTTTCTCTTTCCGAACGTTCGCCTCCCGCTCACTTCCCTCTCCATCCCACTTATAGGTACTTTTCCAGCGACGCACGGTGCCAGCGGGTATTTCCAGCTTACGGGCAATGTCGGCCAGCTTTTCGCCATCACGGTAAAGCTGCTCGGCTTCTACCGCTTTTTCATTCTGCTTTCCTGCCACCGGTTTCCTCACCCGCTCTCCAGCAGCTCGGCATACTGCGCTTTGAGCCTGTCCAGATAAGCCTCCTGCCTCTCGGTACGGCTTTCCAGCGCCGCCAGCTGCTTAATCTGGCCGGCAAGAATACGCCTTGTATGGATCCGGTAAGGGCATTTCACACGGCCGCACGTATGCTCGCCGGTGCGTCGGAACGCGTCATATTCACATGCAGTAGGATAAGGGCAAAGCATCGCGTCACTTCCTTTGTCACTATAAGTCACAATATATCACAATTTGTTTCTCCAGAATATTCCAGGGATACAATAGCAATTGTCGATTTTACGCTAAATTTGACAACTATTGTATTGGAGGTTTTTTCTTATGAACAAAATGATTAAAACTCTCAAACCGCTCGTACAAGGAGGCTATCACACGGATATCCGATATCTTGTGCGCGCCATGCAGATCATCCTGGACGCCGGGAAATTTCCCAAGAATCTCTGCGATCTGGTGGCTGCTCAAGAAGAAACCACCCGTCTTGCCGTCCGAAAAGGATTTTCCCGGATCGCCAAGATAATCTGGAAAAACAGTGCCGGAATCCTTCACGAGG